ACACCAATTGAGAAATACAGGGAACTGCTTCCTGACAGATGGGAAAAGGCTAATGACTAAAAAGGGATCATTAGCCTTTTTATTTTAATACACTATATAGAATCGCGGAGACGCTTACGAACAACCAAATAAAAAGAGAAATATTTTCTATCAATATCGAAGGTAAACCCCTTAAAATCAATTCTGTACGCCTACGCGCGTAGGCAAAAGGATAAATAACTGTAAATCAATCAATTAGAACAAATGAAAATTTCTTTGATTTTTTTTGTTTTTGCCAATTAATAGTTTTTGAACGAAAATAAGCTTACAACAAATTGTAACATAATGATACAAATTGATACAATTAATTGTTAATCAATGATTTAACACTGGTTAATATGAATGATAGTAGTTTCTAAAACAGTGATTTTAAGGTTGTTTTTTAGTTTTTGCTTTCAAATTGATAGTAGTCAATCAATTCAATCCTTACTTTGTGATAAAGTAAGGATTATAACTATATGATTATCAATGATATAATAAATTTAAAAAGAACAGGGTGGGTGTTTGGGCGACTGCGGATGCCATACGCGCCCTATGGGGAATTTCCCAAGTCCGACTTTAGTAATAATTTTAAGAAGATAGACGGAAAATGAAGTGTTAAACCGTATCAATACTGAAGGGGTAAACAGTAGGTGCCGGAAAATGATACAATCGTTATAGAAAGCCATTTATAGTTTGACAAGAAATAAACTGTCTATCCCGGCACTATCTATTTGGAAGCTAATAATCCGGCTCTTAATTATTGATAGAACTGAAAGTGGGAGTTGAGATACTAAAATACTCTGCCAAAGCGGTGTTGAGTAAGGCGTAAGAGAAGAGAAGCCTTTACAGAAAGAGAAAGTTATGCTTCTATATATATAAATAGGTGTAAAGCTATCAATTCAATACTACCTGTTACATTGCAAGGAAATGGCTGCGAAGTATTGATAGGCGCGTGAATGTCCCTTTCTCGTAGTGTTTAACCATTTATTAATATTAAGTGGTGCAACTGTTAAACCGAACCTGATTTTTCAAAGAGGGCTGGAAGGGGGAGCTATATTTTTCTTTGTTCCTTATTTTCTGTTGTTCAATATATTGCCACTTGTCTATCTATCAATACTCCGCAAATCCGGAGCGCTCTCGTCTATAAGGTTCATTAACATTTGTGACGCAAGAAGCTTATGTGCGTGTTATCCGGGAACATTAATATTGCAAAACTTCCAAATAGCACCTATATAGTTATAAGGGATAAAAAAAGGAAGACTTACCGCTATGGCAGCCTTCCTTCCGGTTGGTTTTATCAAGCCGTTAATTACGCTTGAATAATGTTGACTTTCTTACAGCCTTTTTTCTTTCGATGAAGGCTTCGATCATCCCTTTTCTTCTCAGGAAATACTTGATTCCTTTTGGTGTCACATAAACGGTCGGGCCGAACTCTGTGGTTGAACTGGGATAACGTGTCTCAAGTATCCGCATTTGAGTTGATCTTCTCGTCGGGAAGTTGCGATCAGTTTCTCCTTTCTTATGCACGTAGCCGTTTTCACGGAAAAACTCATAGAGCTGATTTCTGCCGATGTTGCATCCGTTGCTTACCAGGAAGTCTGAAAACATGGTAACCGGGATGCTGTCTGAATTGTGGCGAACGGATTTTCCAAATTCGGCATCGGGCGTGAGTTCTTCCACTTTAACCTCAAACTTTTTGGTTTCAGCTTCAAGCTCTTTATTCGTATTTTTCAGTTCGCTTATTTCTCCCGTCAGCGTATTATAGGCCTGTTCACTTATTGAAACCTTGCCTTCATTCAAAAGCTCTTCTATTCTGTCATCACACCAAACGGCAAAAGCAGGTGACAGCCATCGGGAAAAATTGATTACCAAGTCACGACGCATCCATGTACCAAACTCTTTACCGCCATTTACGACATTCAGGATGTCTGTCGGTATACTATTATGTGCCAAACACAATGCTTTAATATACTCTTGAGCTTGTTTCGTTCTTAACCAGAGCGCCGGTCTTTTTTTTCGTCCAAAGGGTTTCGCCATTTCTGTGGCGTTAATCATCACACTCTCACCTTCTTTGTGGAATGTAATACTTGTGTTTTCATACTTGAGAATCACTCCGTCTGTAGTCATAATAAAATTTATTTTGATGTTATACTATAGAATATGCGTTATGGGCGATAATACGCCCACAACTGTCAATCAATTAATTTAGCTTTCTGAACCGGCAGTTTCTACTCTCTTGCCGATGCTGGCGTTCACATAGAAAAACAGTTTCTTGCCGTCGATGTAAGGGGTGTAAACCTCGAACCCGATTTGCTTTGCATACTTGCCAACTCCCGATTTGGTTGCCAGTTTCCCGGTTTCAAACTCGAAATACTCTGCCATTTCCTCATACGTCATTCTTTTTTTCAGTTCCATTTTCTTCTTCTTTATTTAAGTTACTAATAAGGGTTTCTTAGGTATAGGAGTGCGGATTATGGGAAAGTTGATTTTAGGTTGAACTTTATTGTTAATAAACACTAATGCTTTTGTTTGCCCGTTACACCTTCCACTATCTCTGATTCCACACCTATTATTATATAGTGCTACCACTTTAGCTTCTTATTGCAAGTCATCCCTTACATCAGGTTGCTACTAAGTGTTTATCAGGTATAGGAAAGCGGGCTGCGGGAAAGTTGATTTACGGGTGAAGTTTTATAGTTAATAAATGCTAATGAAAATTAGGTACGGAGCCGGGAAGCTTACCGTGTCATTTTCAGAGGTGCTATTCCGAATTAATCTTTTATCGAAACTTCCAAATAGCACCTATATGGAAGTAACTTATATAGTGATGAGCTTTTATTTGTGCTGTGTATTCTTCTCTTTTGAGACACACCGCAAACTTGTGAATGGTGCCAATTTTGAATTATTTATACATTTTCCCTGTTCTTGCTGTCAATACTGCAACAGGCAATTCTATATCAATATCCTATCATTCCGGCTTATCGTCTCAATCTGGATTACTCTCGCCGCTTTCCCTCGTCGAAGATCAGAGCGAATACGGTTGGTTTCGGTTGGATACATTCAAGCTTTCCCGGTCGATTTCCTGCGTTTTTAGGGGGCGGCGCTTTAAAGGGTGAAACTGATGCTTAGTTGCTCTTGGAATCCTCCAGAATCTTACTTTTGGGGAGTATTTCTTTCGGGTATTGATAATGGAATCTCATTTAATTCTCTGAAAATAAGCCTTGTATTCTTGCTTTTGCGGATTCTTTTCAATATCTTTGCTTCCACTTCGAGGACATAAGCCTTTATGCCCTTAAATTGTCGCATTCTCTATTCAACTATTTTAAAGCTCACATTTCAACTTTACACCCTGGGTGGATAACTTTATCGTTTCGTGGATTAAAATTCAACCACGGACTTTAAAAGTGGCAAATTCGGCATATTAATCTCCATTTATGCTTCCTGTGTTTTCTACTTACCCTTAAATCCACTTTTTTGCTTCATATCGGGACTTTCTCCGGTTATACCTAACGGATGGTTTGGTGTCTTATAGCGCCCCTAACGATTATCTTCGGGGTACTTGCCGGGATTTTATGCTTCAATACCCTTTGTTGCAGGTATGTGTCATGGCTTCAATCATAAACGTAATCCTTTCAGAACAGGCTGGCATAACCCCAGTAATATGCCAATACTCTAAGAACCTCCTAATATCCCTTAATACCCTTAAATATTAAACGAAAATACGCGGAGCGTATTTTCCAAAGAGCGGATTGGGTAATTAAACGAGCTTTAGCGAGTTTAATTACCCAAGTAGCCAAAGACAACACATAGCCTCATTCTTTTTATTATTATATATATACATCGCATCCTTCCTTTTGTTTCAAACGGGTCAAAAAGTACCTGAAATGTGAAGGTTAAGAACCTAATTTCCCAGTAAATCTCTTTTCTTTTTTCTTCCTCCAAAAGAGCAGAACAAAGGGTAAAAGGGTTTTGAAGGTAAGGGTGATAATAACAGTTCCTTCCAGTTAACTCCTGTTTTTTTAGTATTGCTACCTTAACCTTCAGTAATTCAAAATAATGAGGTAAAGTTCTGGTATTCCAAGTAGCCTTGAAGTGACATTATTGCCCCTTTAAGAACATCAAAGCGCCGATAGGATTCCCCTTCCTCCCAGCTAAAACCACTAATTCGTCTTTTTGCAAGAAAAGGCGAGAAAATATAGCCGCGCCCCTGCCTCTCTCATGCCCTCATAGTCTGAAAAGCAAAAGGGGCGCCCTGCAAGCTTCAACCTGTCAGGACACCCCTTAAAAAGAGTCTTAACCCCAATAGTTACGGTTTATTATTCATCTTCCTCTTCAGCCGGTAGCTCGGAAAAGGGAAATTCCATCCCGCTATAATGGTTTCCATATTCCTCCAACGCTTCAAAATGCCAGTGTCTTACATCCCAAAGCGTCCGGTTCCCTTTGACGATAAGCCAGTCAAAGTATTCCTTCAACGCCTTGTAGTTGTAGGTAGCGCCGCAAACTTTTACGAGATTGCTATATCCAGCGTAACTGTGCTTATAAATAGTCCCGGCAGTATCATCCGTAGTTTTCATTATAAGGTGCAGGCGGTGCAAATTATTTACAGCTTTATCAAAAGCATCCGGTTCCATGTTCGTCTTGTCCAAGAAATCCCGCTTCGTCCGGAAACTACAAATGCTGTATTTGGCCAGGTATTCAATCTCAAAGATGTGCATCAACAGGCAAATCTCATCGGGTGTCAGCAAGTAAGAGAAACCCGGGTAGAACTTCACGTATGGAGCCTCTGAATAATTCGATTTGGAATACCCCTTGACTGTGGAAATCTCATAATCGCTAACATCCCGTATCAAACGTCCTTCAGCTTTCAACTTTGTCAGGAAATCCTTGATGCGGTCATAATGAATCGTGGCAGCACAGACTTTGAGTAACTTCCTGTATGCCATCTGATTCAGCGTATATGTTAAACCATTTCCGTTTATTCTTCTTGTAACTTTTAACAGTCCCAGTGTTTCCAATTCAGTTACACATCTGTTGAATTGTTTCACTTTCATATTCATTCTGCGGACATATTCCCCTTTGAACCACCGGTGGGTATTGTAGTTCCCTTTGCGCAAGAACTCAATATCTGCCATGTGCATCATAAAATAAACGGCCTCGTTGCTCATCAAATAAGCAAATTTGGGATAGCCTTTTATAAAACGTATTGTTTTTTCTGTTGTCATTTTCTTATTGTCATTTAATTAAGTTTGAAACCATGTTATTCGTTTTTAGTTATTTAGATTTCCTTCCTTTTGGTTCTGATTAAGTGCGACTGCCTGATTATTGCCCGTCTGGTAGGAATGCAGCTTCCTTCACCCAACCCCGAATGAAGTAATGTACTTTCCTTTATACCGACAATATTCTCATCCAGCGTATCATAAATAGCGGATATGCTGCCGAAATAATAATCCCGCTTCTCAAAAATCAGATGCACGTGTATGACCTTTATTATCCTCATCTTTTCTTGATTGAGCAGCTAATTGGAAAAAATATTTTCGCGAAACTTCCAAATAGCAGCTATTTGGTGATTTCCCCTCTCATTATCTCCTTAACTCTGGCACCACACCATTCACCCGCTTCGGGAGAGAGCCACGCGGCATACGCCACCGCCACTTCCGAATACATCCACGTACCGTTAATGACACCGCCCCGGCGTACGATGACAAGCGATTCCATGCGTATCCTCCTTGTTCCGGAAACCTGCCTGACAAGCTCCTTCGCCTTTTGGGTAGCCAGCCAGCGGCACGGTTGCCAGGCTCTGCCGAAGGTTTTGCCTATTTCACTGACGCATACCAGCACGGTTCTTTCACCGACCACCATCGGGACCCGTGTCCCGTTGAAGTCCAATATCCTTAGTTCAGCCATGGTCTAATCACATGATATGGTTCCGTCACTGATAAGTTCGTTCAGCTTTTCCGCGAACCAGTTCGCCAATCTTTCGTTTGCCCATCTCAGGTATTCCATCGCCACAAAGGCTTCGAGCCATAGTTCGATTGACCCGTCCACCTTGCGTACCTCATGAATGAGCTTGTCCGGCCTGCATCCCATCTGTTTGCAGGTAAGGTCAAGAAATTCCTTCACGCTTCTCTTGTTCATCCATACTTTCGGCTGCACATCCTTTCTTAATGATTCAGCCACCTTTGCCACGTCCAGCATCAGCTTGTTATCTTCGATGTCCATTTCAAAACGGACACCGTTGTCTTCTATCAAATTCAGTTTCATATTCCTATATATATAATGTGTTGATAATAGGATACCCCGCAGCCCTTAAAAGACCACAGGGTACCCTTGTTTATTTCCCGATGATGCCGAACTTATCGAATATCCTTAAAATCAAGGGTACATTCTTCCCGTTCAGCCATTCACGGGCTACGTTCCAGGCAAGCGACTTTGAAAAGTCGAAGCTCTCTTCCGTCAGGGTATGATGGGAAAGCCGCCCTTCCGTCGGCTTGAGTCCCCGGTCATGCAATTCACAAAGCCCGTCCTGAAAGAAGACACAGCCGTCTGAGGTATGTATCACCTGTACCATGGGAATGGGAAACGGCAACTTTCCCACTGCCATTCCCACGCACCATGCGGTCACTGCCAGCTTGTCCTCATATCCGGCTTCGATCAGCGCCCAGATGTCCTGCGGCGTACCCAGGCATGGAGCACGCTTGCATTGGTTCCGGCAGGAAGCGCAGCGGCAAGCCACGGGTTCACGTCCGGTTATCCGGATGATTTTCTCCGTCGTTGTTTCCGATATATCATTCATAGCCATTTATTTAAGATGTTTCCTGTTCCAAAGCTCGATGATAAACTCCCGTCCGTCCTGTGTCCAGCGGCGTGCACCACCCATCTTGTACGACTTACCCTTGGCATTCGTCCAATAGTACGGTACTTCACACTGGAGTGCGGAGTGGAACCCCGGTACTACCCATTGTCCTTTCTCCTTGCGGATAATCCCTTCATCCTCAAGGAACCGGTTGAGCATACTGGGTGTCACCTGCAACTCATCGGCAATAGTAGTTGTCTTGAACCAGTCACGGTCTTCGATGAAACGGTTGTAGAACTCCACCTTGTGCCGGCTCTCCGCCAGTTGTTTCTGCTGGTTGGCAGCGAGCAACAGGGCTTCCTCGAAAGTCTTTGGAACCGGGAAGTTCTCCGCAGGCACATCGGTCTGTTCACCATGTGGATGATGAGCGGACGGTGCTTCATGCAGTGAAACGGCTCCATGTGTCATCAGGTCACCGATACGCTCGTTGCACCAGATAGAGAACTCCGGGGATAGCTCCCGGGCATATTCGACGGCCAGCTCTTCCTGCATCCATGTCCCGCCGGCTGTTCCCCGGTTGGTAATCACCTGTTCATCCAGAGAAACTGACTTCCCTTCATTGACAAGGGAGTGGCGGAAGCGTTTCGTGGAAGCCTTATGCAACCATTCAGCCGGCTGTACGTCGAAGCATCTTGCCATGTTGGTGGCATTTATCATCGCCTTGCCGTTCGCCGTCTTGAAGGTTACCGGGTGATCCCCGTAGTTGAACACCACCGGCACCTCTTTCAGAACAGCTTCGATATCACTGTTCAGTCTGCCTGCCCATGTCTCCAGTTCCCCGCAAAGCTTTCTCATCTGCGAGTTTTCCTTCTTCACCAGATGCACGAGCTTGCGTATGTCACGGGGGACGATAGCCCACAGCGGCTTGACACCCGTCAGGAAGACAATCTTCGTAGCGGACGGGCACAGGCTCATTGCCTCCTTCGTCTCCATCATAACGGGACGCTTGATAATCTTGCACAGGTCATACAGGCAAAGCCAGACACGCCCGTCTTCTCTCGTTATTCTGACGGGGCGGTTTTTGAACTCAACCTCGTCGTATTTCAGTTGTTTGTCATTCATTTCTTTTGTCCTTTCTTCTTTGGTTTGGGGGGATTTAGTTTATCTGCAATGGCCTGATATTTTTTCGCCATCACTTTACGGCTGTGATAAGTTCTTTTCTCACCGCACAGTTTGTCATACTCGGTCAGCCTAAGATTATTCCAGTCTTCCTCTTCCAGCTTGACGTTACTGTTTTCGCGTCTGTAATAAAAACCTCCTGCGGAGATATACTTGCCTGAACAGGCGAACGAAACTGACTGTGGCTTGACGAAACTTAATTTGGACGCAGCCTGCATGGAGCCGACTCTGGACACAAATCTTCCGGTCCCGTCGAAAATCAGCACTCTTTGAGCAGACTTAAACGAGTTATTACTCATTTTCTTTTCTATTAAATTATAGTTGTTCCTTCGATAATCGGTCCTTAGCCATCAGGATTAAGAAGGTATCCGATAGGACGATACCCCTGAGTAACATGTCTGACATACGCTCCATCATATACACCCCGAAGGCGGGGTCGATGTAAGCGACGAACAGCAGGGCTAAGGCATAATCAATTAATTGGTGCCCGTTCGGGGCGGTGATGAACATATCTTCATCGGAAAGTGAATATGCGTCACGGACGGCATCAATCCAATGTGCGAACGCCATCCTGAAACCTTGTACGGAGTGTACGCCGGGATCGCCTTTGTTCTTGATGTAAAGAAACGCGTCAAAATACTCGCATCCGTCTCCCCGCACCGTAAACAACAGTTCGGGAAATTCCCGGTAGCGAATTTCATACCGGGAAAAGTCTGATTTTACATTACTCATAATTGTTAAAATTATTATTAAAAAATAACATCCTACAAATATATCTCTTTACCCGCTAAAAAAATCACCTTATAAATTGCCGGATTCTGATTACAAAGGTATTTTAAGCGATATTTCCGGACTTTCAAACGCCATTTTCACATCTTATTTACTGTAAATATTATTTTTCACTTAAAACATTGATTTACCTGTCGTATTTACGAAATCTGCCTATCAATACTCATTTTGTAAAGAAAACTTTCAAAACGGTTCTTCCCCTATACCTTGTTAAATAACTCTAAATCTATGCATGTAAACACAGAAGGCTCGTTTAACCGCGAGTTATTGGAAAGCATCTTCCGCACCTCGAAGAAAACCATTCAGGAATATGTGCGCGAAATCGAGCGCAACAACCGGTACAAGTCCGTCCGGGGAAACGTGGTGCAGGGCACGGTGCTGGATGACCGCAGTCGTTTGATTGACCTTTACGACGCCTGCCTGCAACAGGACGCCCATATCCGCTCGGTACTGGAAACGCTGGAGTCGCAAATCCTCGGCGACCGCTATATGCTGGCCCGCATGAATGAAAAAGGAAAGTACGTCAAGGACGTGGAAGAGACACGTAAAATCCAGGGCACCCAGTTCGACAAGATCATCCGGGGCATCGTGGAAGCCAAACTCTACGGCTACACCTTGCTTGAAATCATGCCGGAGGTTGATTCCCGCACGGGAAAGCTGGCGGAGGTGAACATCGTCGAGAGACGTAATGTGCTTCCGGAGCAACGTACGGTCGTCAAGCGCCAGGGTATCTGGCTCCCGAACTGGAACCTGGACTCCAAGACCTACCGGAGAAACTACATCCTTATCAACTCCGGGGATTTAGGGCTGTTCTCGGCAACTACGCCCCTGATACTTGCCAAGAAGTTCACCGTGGCGAACTACGTGAATTTCAGCCACACCTACGGGCAGCCTATCATTGTAGGAAAGAGTGTGTCGGAAAGCAACACCGACCGCAAGAGGCTTGCGAATGAGATAGCCAATGCCGCCCAGAACAAGGTCGTCGTTACAGGGTTGGAAGACGAAATCGAAATCAAGGCTTTCACCATGTCCAACTCAGAGAAGATTTACACCAGCCTGATTGAGTTTGTCAATAAAGAGGTAGCCAATCTAATTCTGGGTTCTGAATCCATGGCGGGCGGGATGCAGAGCTATGTCGGTTCCACCAAGGCGCATCAGGATATTTTCCGGGAGCGCATCGAGGTATACCGCCGCTACATCGAAAACATATTCAACGAAGAGGTGTTGCCGCGCCTGGTGGCAATGGGCTATATCAGGGACGGACTGGAGTTCAAGTACTCCAACCGCATCGAGATGAACAATGAGGACCGTATCAAGCTCTACGGGCTGATTACCGACAAGTACGAGGTGGCTCCGGACGAAATAGAGAAAGAGTTCGGCATCATCGTGGGCAAACAACTGAACCTGCTGGAAATGGATATGGGAATGGACAAGGAGAAGAAAGGCAATACCCACGACAGGCACATCATGTCCGAGGAAGAGTATTATCGCAGGTACGGTCACGGGCGGAGCAGCAACGTGGCGTCTTTTCTGATGGGGAGCGACTAAGCGGGAACCCGCTCCCCGACATGGAGAACGTATCCGCCGCCCGGACCCGGTTGAAAGAAGACGGGGCAAAGGAGGAATACCCGCTTGTCCTTGCCGCCTTCCGCCGCCTGATGGACTCGCTGGAAGACAGCGCCGAATCATGGCATATCATGGAAGAAATCATCCTACTGCGTACCGCTTCCCTTTATTCCCGTGTACTGGAAGGTCTGAAAATGGACTTTGACACAGCGCTGGAACTATTGAGGAACCATAACGACTTCACCACTTTACGGGAAAAAGAGGAACGGGACATATTGGTAGCCGCCATCGACAACCTCGTGGAGTTTGCCGCCGCAGAAGAATATGCCATGATGGATGATGTCCGGGAACATTCGGAAGATGAAGGCTTTGAGGATTACGAAGGCATCTGTGAAAAGTATAACCTGACGTATGGGGAAACGGAAAACGAACAGGTGTTGTATGCCGCCGGGATAACCGGATGGTGGATAAACCGGTCTTCCGATACATTGATTACCTATATGACACAGGGTGACGAGCGTGTAAGGGACTCTCATCAGGCCCTCGAAGGACTTACCTTCACTAAAAGCAACTTCCCTTCAGACCTTATCCCGCCTATTGACTGGAGATGCCGGTGCTACCTGCTTTCAGACGGTAATGAAGCTTTCATTTCCGCTTCCCTGAAAACTGATTACCGAAAGAAGGTGAATCCGGTCTTTGCGGAAAGCCTGGCGATGAAAGGCAGAATCTTCTCGGAAGCCCACCCTTATTTTACTTCCGCCTTCAGAAAGAACCGGAAGGTGCAGACAATCATACGAAAACTAAAAAACAAACTCCTATGTCGGAAATAAGCCTTGCAGAATTTTGTGCGCAGTGGGTCCCGGCGCCCGGCAGACAATCCCTGACGAGCCGGTTGGCTTACAACGCTTCGGAGTTCGCCACCACAGCCGGTGCCTTCTCCCGGCGTTTCTTCCGGATGTCCTTCGCGCAGGGTGGGTTCTATGCCAGCGGCAACTGTTGGCAGACACGTACCTCCAAATGGGGCAAGAAATTCACCCACCCCGTTATGATTGACACGGGCAAGCTGAAAGGCGGTATCAAGGACGTTTTGATAGACAAAGACCACGGCTCCCTGATGAAGATGCATGAGTTCGGCTTCAAAAGGCAGTATGTTTATGAGATTAAAACCGATGAAGAAAGCTTCGTGGAGAAAGGAAAGAGAGGGCGCAACAGTAAGGGCAAAGGGTATGCGGCCATTCACAACACCGATGAGAAGCTCACCCCTTATACCGTGAACCAATACTCCACCCGCAAGCCCGTCCAGCGGCAGTTCATCGGTTTTTCCGACAGGCTGGATGACTATATCCATGAACATTACGTATCTATCATCTTCAAGAAATTCCCATGATAAAAGACAAAGAAACCAAGAAAGACACCACAGAGGTTATTTCCGTCGGAAAAGAGGTCATTATACCGGAAGAGGTATCGGAAAACCCTTTTGTGAACATGTACGAGGCGGTACGCCGGACTTTGCTCACTCTGCGTGAGAACCCGGAAAACCCTTTGACTCCCCCTTACTTCAAGACAATCCGGATGGACAACGGGCAGTTTGAACGGATCATCCGCTCGGACAATATGGAATACGAGACGGCGTTCCCGGCTGTATTCATCCATTTTACCAACGTCCGCTATCTGGTGCAACAGCAACGGCTCGGGGAAGGCAGGGCGACGATGCGTATCCGGTTCATCCTGAATAACCTGAACAACGGCGATGACGGGATGGAGTGCGAGCCCTTCCGGGTCTTCCAGCGTATCAACGTGGCTATCCAGGACGCTAAAAGTTACGAGCCTGCCCTGAACGAACGTTGCAACCTCCTGTACTTCGATATGCCTACCACCTCGAATATGCTGCAAGCCTACTGGGTGGATTACGAAGTGTGGTTCAGGGAATCTTCCGCCTGGAAATACCGCAAATGGGTGGAGAGGTACGTAGTCATGCCGCCATTCACCAACCACGATGACGCACCGAAGCACGATGAAGAGAACCACGGTAACCACAAGGCACCCGGCTACGGCGAGGTTTCCGGCTTTACAGGTGCCGGTGAAGGGTAGGAAAACAGAAAATAAACTCTTTGTGCCTAATACTCCTATACTTGGAAAAAGCCTAACTAAACCGACCTTAACCTGAACTATGAATATCAACGACCTTCAACTTGTTACCGGAGAAGCCAGGCCCGGCGAGGCGGCATCCATCCGGTTCTTCGGCAAGGTGACCGCCCAGTCCACGGCGCGGTTCAATGAAGAGTTCGAGTACCTCGAAACGGTCATCCGCCCGTCGCTTATCAGAGTGCTGATTAACAGCGAGGGCGGCTCCGTTTTGCACGGCATGACAACTTACGCGACCATCCAGAACTCCACCATAGACACCGAGTGTGTCATCGAGGGCATGGCGGCGAGCATGGGCTCGGTACTCTGGGCAGCCGGAAAACGCTCCCTGATGCGCGACTACTCCATCCTGATGATACACAATCCCTTCTTGCCGTCAGCGGAAGAAGGGGAAGCCTCGGAGCTTGTCAAAGCGTTCACCCGGCAGATTGAAACGATTTACCGCAAACGTTTTTCCCTGACTGCCGAACAAGTGCAAAGTATCATGGCGGGGGAAACCGGGAAGGACGGTACCTACTTTGATGCATCACTGGCAGTCAGTGCCGGTATCATACCGGAAAAGAACATCCTGCACACCAGCCCCCAACTCTGTGAGATGGTAAAGAACAGCATTTCGGGACTGGAAGATGCAGGCGATATACAGAATGTAATGAGCAAAATAACCGCAGAAGCCGGTAACCATCCTACTCCTGCACAACAGAACATTAACCTGAATACTATGAACGAAGAAAGAACCATTCCTTTTGAACTGGGTGCGGTGGCGGCAAGCCTGGGCATCAAGGACAAATTCGAGGTAACGGATGTCATGTCGCGTATCTCCGCGCTGATGAACGTGGAGGCGTCCCTTACCGAAGCCAACCGTAAACTGACGGACGCGCAGACAGTGATTGCCGGCAAGGACGCCAGCATCGGCAACCTGCAAAAAGACCTGGCCGAGACGGTAGCCAAACTGAGCGTATTTGAAAAGAAAGAGGCCGATGAAAAGAAAGCGCGTATCGACAAGCTTGTCGAAGATGCCGTCACAGCGGGCAAGATTGAAAAAGAGAACAAGGAGCAATGGGTGGAAATGGCGGGCTCCAATTACGAACTGGCCGAAAAGACACTGGCATCCATCCCCGCCCGTGAGAAGATCACCCATGAGATTGCCACCGACCCGGACAATGTGCAGGCAGCCAGGACGGCAGCCAGGACGGCAGAAGAGAAGATGGCGGAAAAAGTGAACGCCGTTGTCGGTGAGAGCTTCGAGTTCAAGAAGATGTCCTGACAACCCATTATCCCATTAACCTAAACCTTAAAACTATAAAACATGGCAGAAGCAGCTAATACGGTTTCCTTTCTCCAGAACGGCTATAACGGTGAAGTCCTTGAAGACTTGCTCACTTATACCGCGCAGGGAAACGACACCTTTAAAGAAGGACTGATTCATATTAAGTCAGGCATCCAGCACAAATACACCTTGCCGGCCATCCGTCTGGGCGATATCATCCAGGACAACGTTCCCACCCCCACCAGCAGCCACGGTGCCAAAGGCGAAAACGGAGAAAACGAGTACGAATTTACAGAGCGCTACCTGATTCCGCAGGATTTCATGGTGTACCTCGAATTTAACCCCCGCGACTACGAGAAGTATTGGAAATTCGCACAACCCGAAGGCAACCTCGTCTTCCGTGAGCTCGACCCGAAGATTCAGGCCACGATGTTGCGTTTGCTAATGGACAAGAAAAATGAGTATATCGGCAATGCTATCTGGACCAGCGCCAAGGGAGGTTCAGCGGCAGCGGGGATTACATGTCCGGCAGATTCCATCATCATCGGCAGGAACAAGGAGAAGTACTTTGACGGAGTGGTCAAGCGCATCATCGACAACATCAACGCCACTGACAGGGAAACCATCGCGGGTGGTCAGTGTGTGCTTGCAGGCAATACCGAACTTCCGGACGGGGCAGCCGTGGAAAAGGCACTTTACGGTATGTGGAAGAAATGTCCCAAGCAAATCCGCAAGAAAGCCGGACTTACATTCGTAATGAATTTCGAGCAGTGGGACGCATACGACCAGTATGTCAGTGACAAGATGGTGAAGTACTCCGAAAATACGGAAATCAACCGCTACCGCTTCAAAGGAAAACGCATCCTTCCGCTGGTAGGCATCCCCGAGCATACGATTGTCCTAGGTGAATTTACCACCGGCATGGACTCTAACCTCTGGATGGGCGTGGATTACGCAAACGACACGGAAGTGCTGAAAGTGGACCGCCTGCAAAGCAACTCGGAGCTGTTCTTCTTCCAGATGCGTATGAAAATGGACGTGAATATCGTCCGTCCCGCTGAAATCGTGGTACACACCGCTTACAAGAAGGCACCCACCACCTGACAACCTTACTCTTAACTCTATGGCAGGGGAATAGGAATGACCTGTTCCCCTTTTTTAAAACCTTAAACCTTACCCTTGACTATGGCAAAACAAATCAAAACGGAAGGAGAACTTACCGCCGTACAGGAGCCGGAAGTAACCACTGCTGAAACCAAGACGGAAACCGTAACTAAAAACGAACCCAAAACCGAACCCAAACCGGAGGCATACGTACTTTCCGTATTGCAGGCGTTTCCGAATTATGAGCAACTGTATGTAGACAAACAGGGCGGCGTCTATGCCCCGGACACACCGAAGCACCTGCGCGAAATGGCCACCCTCTACAAGAATCCTTATTTCATCCAACCTTAACCCTTAAATCTGAACATCCATGTTAGGAAACGTATATATCAAGGACACGGACGGCAATATCTCTTACACGGGGGCAACCGGCAACGAGAAAGTTACAGGGTTGCTGTTTGACGTGTCCCTGCAACCGGAACTCTTTACTGCCGGTTACGGGAAAAATAACGAGAACAATGTCAAACTCAACGACGTGCTTTATGTCACTAACCGTAAATCCGCCATCAAGGACTTCGGTATAATCCAGCGAGTGAAGGCCACCGAAGACGAAGAGAACAACGTGAACTTCTTCCACGGCATCCCGTACTACCATATCTCCGAGTTCTTCCGCTTGTCCGGCAACATCGACGGCAACGGCAGGCTGTACGTGATGTTCGCCGACTGTTCAGCCGGCTGGGATGCGGTGGATATCATGCAGCGTGCGGCAGGCGGTACTATCAACCAGCTTGGCATCTGGACGGAACAGCCGCAATGGAAGCTTAACGGCGCCGAGGAAAAGTACAACCTGAACCTCGTCAAAGGTATCAATGACAAGGTGGTGGCTTTGGCAGAGCAGAACCAGCCGCTTTCCGTCATCCTGGCAGCCAACTGTTCCAACACCGGAGCCGATACGGCGGAAGGCCTGAAAGTGGACCTGAATAAAATCCCGACCGCTATCTGTGAATCCAGCCGTACATCGGTCGTTTTCGGGCAGGCACATTCGGAACTCGTGTCCACCATGCAGAAATACAATAAGAACCATACGCCCGTAGGAGTTCTCGGCGCGGCACTCGGCTGCCTGGCACGCGCCAACGTACATGAGTCAATCGCCTGGGTGAAGCAGTTCAACCTCTTTAGTGACGACTTCCAGGCCATTGAGCTGGGCTTCGGTGACATCAACCAGACGGCGCAGGAAGAGTTCATCAGTACGAACCTGTATGAATCACTGTCCCCCACACTGCTGGATGACCTGGACGAGAAAGGATACATCTTCCCGATCAAGTATGCCGGGCTGGAGAACGGGATTTACCTCTCCAAAGACCAGACCTGTTCCACGGGTGATTACCGGACGATTGCCCGGAACCGTACCATCAACAAGTCCCGCCGTGCCGTCCGTGCCGCCCTGCTGCCTTATGTGAACGCTCCCCTGATGGTGAATCCCGCTACCGGCTTGCTTGCACCTTCCAAGATTACCGCCTTCAGGACATTGATTTCCGACGTGCTTGCCAAGATGCAGACCTCACAGGAGATTTCCGGCTATGCGGTAACGATTGACGCCAACCAGAACGTACTTCTCAATGACACGTTGCGTATTGGATATGTGCTGGTCCCCGTGGGCGTAGCTACTAAAATCTATGTGGAAGAAGGCTTGTCCCTGACGACGAAATAACCTAACCTGAAAAACAAATACTATGGCAATAATCAATAACGTAGCCTATTCCTGGAGCATGATTACGCTCGCTTCAACCGCCCTTGGGATTGACGAGGGAAGCACGACACTCGAAGGCGTCTCCGGTATCAAGTGGAACAAGAAACGAAAGATTGAGAGCAACTACGGCATGGGCGGGCGGCCCGTGTCCCGTGGTTTCGGGAACCTTACCTATACGGCATCCATCACGATGGATTATGCTACCCAACAGATGTTACGCTCGACTTACGGCAGTTTGATGGACATCGGCGAGTTCGACCTTATCATCTCTTTCGCCAACCCGATGGCATCGGATGACTGGACGACCACCACCGTGACGCTGAAGGGCTGCATTTTCTCCGAGGACGCGATGGAAAGTCAGCAGGACGATACCAACATCACACATGAGTACGATCTGAATCCTTTCGATATCGTTATCGGTTCGTGAAGTCCCTTTAATTCCTATTTGGAAATCGCATCCTTTCGGTGCGGTTTCTTTTTTTTATGATGAAGCACTCTTCCTCTAAATTTATGCAGTTCAGTGCTTTTAACCCAAATACCATTAAACTTAGGATGAACCAAAACAAAAAAAATGAATATTAGGACACATAAAAATGATAAGATTATAAAGCCAGGGACATACTTTTCAAACCAAACTTCATCCAATTGAAACTTATTTATATGCATAAAACAATGGATTATAAAAGCAGCGCACCATATAACAAACGAAATTTGGCCTATTGCAATATTTATTTTGGATGGAGAGTAAGCTCCACCTTGGCACTTAAAAATACAATCATTTATATCTGTGGCATTGTATCCTTTTAAAAGCTGATACTGAAATCCTCCTATAGGTAATTTGTTTATTCCGGAATTAAGAACTTCGCCATTTACCAAACTTTCATCACATTCAAAAGCATCAATAGCATGTTCATACCTCTCATACCAAGCTTTCGAACCTTTGGCCATCATAATCCAAAGAGAAGAAAATATAATATTAACTAAACATAGTACGAGAGCTATATTATTTAATATATAGGCTGACGGTGACACTACATATTCTACATTATCAAATAGTTTTATTGTAACAACTCCATATCCGGTAAAACATAAAACAAGTATAGTCGTTAGAAATATAGAGCGTTGCCAAAGATGTGACAATTCAAAATCCCGACATCTCCATAAAGAATCTCTTATATCCTTAGTTGTTATCTCAGAATTAAGAACAATATTATCAGTATTAATGGTGTATTTCAGTTTGCTTTTACTGCATTTTTCTCTTTTACTTCTTTTCCTCATATTATTTATGATATATATTTTTACAAATGTAAATATATACCATTTTTATTAGAACAGCTAATAAATTTCAATAAAATCATCCGGATTCGTTGTATATTGCTTTGACAAATACTCACTTTTCAGTGCCCATTTCTTCCCGGTTCCCTGTGCCGCTACCTTCAATATTCTCGTACCATATTTCTTATGCACCATATCCAGTACTTCAAGTACCTTCTCATGTTTTAATCTGTCACGTTCATCAAACAGATTCAGTTGGACGCTGTTTTGTGGTTCAATATCCATTACGATCACTCCTGCCTTTTTATACTGATACCCTTCCTTATATATATTCTTCAGTGCCAATCTTGCATAATGGATCAACTCTGCCACGTCATTAGTCGGTGTCGGCAAGGTTATCATCAGACTATTATAATACTGGGGTAAATCCTCCCGGAACCGGTTGGTATAAATAAAGACCTGGAGCATTCCGGTGCAGGAACGTTGCGCACGGAGTTTCCTGGCACAGGACGCCATGAAATTAGCTACGGATTCCATCAGAGTATCAAAGTCTTCTATCATCTCCCCGAAGCTCCGGGAAGTGCAGATGGTTTGTTTGGCAGGAGCGACAGGTTCCAATTCAAATGCCGGGATGCCTCTTAACTCTTTCCATGTCCTGACACCTACCACAGTCATTTGCTTTCTTACCCATTCTTCACTTTTTTGTGTCAGGTCATAAGCGGTTTTAACACCGTAATATTCAAGTTTCTTCTGGTAACGGCGTCCAATCCCCCAGACATCGGCGATATCAAATTGTTTGAGAGCCTTTATCCGCTTTTCTTCGCTGTCAATTACACATACGCCTTTATAACCTCTGTATTTCTTTGCAAATTTCGACGCCACTTTCGCCAATGTTTTTGTTGGTGCTATGCCCATTGATACGGGTATGCCGGTACCTTTTGTTACAGCCTTAACTATCTTGCTTCCATATTCGCCCAGATCATAGTTTTCAAATCCTTTTAGAGAAAGGAAACTTTCATCTATCGAATATATTTCCATATCTTCAACGAACTGGCTTAGAATCGTCATAACCCTGTGCGACATGTCCCCATATAACGCATAATTACTGGAGAAAACGGCAATTCCATGTTCCTCTATCAGTTTAACCAGTTTGAATACCGGTTCGCCCATAGGTATACCAAGCGCCTTTGCCTCATTGCTTCTCGCTACGACGCATCCATCGTTATTACTTAATACGATAATTGGTACATCCTTCAAATTCGGTTGGAACACCCTTTCGCAAGATGCAAAAAAGTTATTGCAATCGACTAATGAATACATATTTTATCCCCTTTTCTTTCTTCTGTTTTCCTTGATCGTATGAGTTACGATACCCCAAACAATAAATTGATTATTCTCCGTTACCTTTATCGAAGGATAATCGGGATTGGAAGGTACCAGCCATACAGTTTTCTTTCTTCTGTCTATTTTGACCCGTTTGAGTGTAAACTCTCCGTCCAGAAAGCAAACACATAAATCACCATCCTCCAAATCCAGCGATTTATCTATTATTAATAAATCACCCGGCTCTATCCCTTCGTCTTTCATCGAAAACCCTTTCACTCTCCCGATAAAGCTGGATGCAGGATTCTTTATAAGTTCCCTGTTCAGATCATAGCTTAGCTCCATGTAATCCTGCGCCGGTGAGGGGAATCCCGCTTGAATCCCATCATCAGCGTAAGGTAATAATTGTTTGCTTGAAGCATCAATCCTGAATATTTCGAGCCAATTCTTCATCTGAAAGTGTTTTCGAAGATAACAATCCGGATTGAAATTTGATTCATGCTTAGGTATTATTGTGCTTCATTTACGAAATATTGATAAACGTTTCCTTCCAACTCTTAAAGGATTATCTGCATACACTAATACATTCGGGTATGAACTTACCAACAACCGCATCGGGAAGGAATCGAAAGTCCGATTCAACCTTTTCTGATTTGTTCCCCTATACTTGGAAAAGAACATTAACCAATCTACAACCAACTTTTATTATGGAAGACAAATCACTCACGCTCGAACTGGAAGCGCAGATCAAGGAAACAGCCGGCAAGCTCAAAGCGGAAAAGAAACTGAGAAAAATCTATCCGCTGGTCGTGTTCGGTGACACCTCCTGCGGTGAAAAAGAGGTATACGTTGCCTATATGTCGGAGCCTACCTTCCCCCAGTTCTCCAAGTTTATGGTCGCCTCCCGCAAGGACGAGGTGATGGCGATGAAGACGCTTGCCAAGGACTGTTTCGTCGATGGAGACAAGGAACTGGTGGATAACGAAAGCCTGTTCCTGTTCGGCCTGATGGGGCAGCTCACGGAAATCATCTCCACCCGCCAGAGCACGCTGGTAAATTTATAACCCGCTGGGAAGTACGTGACGACCACCGTATCCGGCAACGGCTGATTTATGTGCGTCACTACTTTCCCGGCGTGAACCTGGAAACCATTGATGACGAAGAGTTCGCCATTTTATCGGAAGAAGCCCTCTGGCTGCATAACCAGATGATGATAACCAAAGCCGCCAATGCCGCGCTATCCGTTTAACCGGCTTTTCATTCTTTATTACTTTCATTCATTTTTCATTCTTTCATTTCCTTTGTTTTCCCCTGCCGCCACACAAGCGGCAGGGTTTTTCTTTTTTAATCATACGCTCTCCTTTTCACCTATTCTTACCCGAACCTAACCTTGCATCCGTATTATGACCCAAATCAAAGATTACCAGGTAAATTACAGCATTAACGTCACCGCTACCGAAGGCGTGCAGGAAGTCGAGAAATTCGCCAAGGCGATGAAACAGCTCAGTGACGCCCGCAGCAACTTCATGCCGGCAGTCAATAGCGTCAATGACATGATGCAGCACATCGACAAAGTGTTCCGCCCCAAGGGCAGGAAGCGGGAATATACCTATAAGTTCGACATCGACACCGGTAAAAGCGAGAAGAAGCTGGAAAGCATCAAGGCGCTACTGACGGATATCAAGGAGCTCACAACCGGTATCAACGTGGTCATCAACGCCGGGCAGAAGCTCGACACCAACACCATCCGCTCACAGGCAAAGGCGCTGGTGGGCAAGAAAGAACTGGAAGCGCAGAAGAGAAGCATCCGCAAGACCGCCTCCCAGTCCCTGAAAACGGTCAATGAGAAACAGCGCGAGGTTACCGGTGTGATCGGCAAAATCAACTCCGCCCTTACCAGCCTGGAAGCCGGACGTGAAATCAATATCAGGACCGACGCGGCCAAAAACCGCCTGACGGAAATACTCGGCCTTCTCAGGCAGATAAAGACGGCATCCGATATCAATATGCCCTTCCGGATGGGTAGCGGCAAAGGAACATCTCCCGCCACTACACCCTTCCAGACCGGCTCCATCCTGACGGACAAGGTATGGCAGCGGCAGCAGAAACAGGTTGCCAAAGCCGGTGAAGCCCGCACGATGCGGGAGATAGAAGCCCGGCAGGAAGCGGAATACCAACAGAACATACAGAAGAAGAAGGATGCCTTCAGGCGTACGAACGAGTGGCTGGAGCGCAGGGCAAAAAATTACGAATACTACGAACGGGCGAAGGTGGAACGTGTCCTGAAACAGGAACGGGAAGAGGAACGCCGGCAAAAGCGTGAAGCCGCCGGGGCCGCCCGCCGCAAACGGGAACAGGAACGGGAAGAGAAGCGGAACGTCATGAACTCCGTGCGGAACATGCAGAGGCAGGCCGCCGCAGGTGAAAGCGCCTATGGCGGCAAACGGCGTGCGGCCATCAACCGCCTTCAGTACTCCCGCCGCCCGTCCATCCGCAGCCTGCCGTTGGTGAACATGTTCAATGCCTACATGGCATACGGGTTCATCAAGTCCGAACTTTCCTCCGCCGTGGATTACAGCAATATCATGGAGTCCGCCCGCAGCATCCTCAAGGTGGCTGACAGCGACCTCTCCACATTTGAGACACGCTTCCAACAGATGTCCTATAACGTGCGGAAGATCGGTGTGGACACCAAGTTCACCGCCTTGGAGATTGCTTCGGCAGCGAAGTTCCTCGCCATGGCGGGCATGGACATCGCCACCATCAACGCTTCCATGCGCCCCATCAGCAACCTGGCGCTCATAGGCGACAACGATGTGGGGCTTATCGCCGACTTGACAACGAACATCATGTCCGGCTATAATATCCAAAGCGGCAGCATGGGCACCGTGGCCGATATTATCACCTCCACCATCTCCCGTGCGAACGTGAACGTGGTCGAGATGGCGGAAAGCTTCAAGATGGCGTCGGGATACCTGAAGCTCTCCGGCGTGGACTTTTCCGAAGCAGCGGCGGCTATCGGTATCTTAGGCAATGCGGGCATGAAAGGCACCATGGCGGGAACCGCCCTGCGTGCGATGTCCACCCGCTTCGCCAAGCCTACCAAACAGGCGGAAGCCACACTGGACAGGCTCGGTGTCAAGTTTACCCGATTCACGGAGATAGCGGGCAAGAAAGTGGAAAAGCTCCGTCCGCTGGCAGAGATTTTCAAAGACCTTCACGATGCCGGGGCGAGTCTGGAAGATATGATTGCTATTTTCTCAAAGATCGGCGGCAACGCGGCGATGCAATTCGTGGTGAACTACGACAAGCTCCGGGTACTCACCACGCAGAACCGCGCTTCACACGGCATCTCCGACGAGCTGGCGCTTGTCAAGCAGAATACGACCAAGGGGCTTTGGGCACAGGTGACATCCACCCTGACGGAAAGCTTCATGCAGGCGTATGAGGTCGTAGAGCCCGTTATCAAAAGCATATTGAAGGACTTCCTGAGTAAGTTCAAGGCTCCGGAGTTTGCACGGGGCATCGCCTCTATCGGGCGGGCACTGCTGGATGTCTGTTCCGTGCTGGCTAACCTGGGTACATGGATGGCCCGTAACTTCCACTGGATAGAGCCGCTATTGTTCACCGGCTTTGTCGCTACGAAGATATTCAAACTGGCGGGCGCGGTAACGAACCTGGGTGTGGCCATCGGCTTTATCGGCAAACAGTCCGTCGCGTCTTCCACGCTCCAGCTTATCGCTTCCCTGACAGGCGGCGGTATCAATGTCAAAGCTTTGTCCTTCGCCAACAAGCGCAACATTGTCACCGCCCTGCGCGGGGCGGGAATCACGGGTAAAGGGGCCATGATGCAGGCGCTCGCCTCTACCGGCATGGCGGGGATGGGCGGTCTGACCGCACGCAGCGCCTTTACCTCCCTTTTTGCCAACCAGGTGGTGACCGGAACAGGCATCACAGGAGCCGCCGCCTCGTTGTCCGCCATGGGTGCGGGCGCGGTGGCGGCTACCGCAGGCATTGCCGCACTGGTCGGCGCGTTGGGATGGGTCGCTTACAAGACCTGGCAGGTGAAGAAAGCCAAGGATGCCGTACTGGAAGAGGTCAATGCCAACGAGAAGTACCGCTATCCTTCCATAGAAGCCCTGCACAACTCGCTACGGGATACATACCTCCAGGCTATCAAGACCAAGGAGGCGGTGGCGAACGTGACGGAAGGCAAGACGCTGGAAGAGGAATCCGGACAGAAAATCGGCGCGTTCACCGGTGAATGGTGGAGGGCGATGCTCTCCGGAATGGCAGCCGCCCAGACACATTCGGCACCCGATTATACCTATGATGACGCCTACCAGAAGAATGCGAAGGATGCTATCAACATCATCGCACGCAAGAGCGGGCAGCAGCAGATCATTTCCGCCTATGCGGAGTTAGGCAAGCTCTCCAGCGCTGTGGAAGTAAGCGCATTTATAAAGAACATCGACCATAACTACAGGTATAACACCAAGCTGTTGGACAAAAGCCTGTACACGGTAAGAAACGGGCGGGTGTTTTACAATCCCGGCATGGACAGGATTACCGCCCGCCAGGCCGCGCAGACCCCGCACTTTGCGGGCTACCAGAACACCGAGGTCGTGCGTTCCATCCGTGTCGGTGCGGAAAGCTACCTGGACGCCATACGGTCACAACCGGGTGCCATGAAAAGGCTGCGGGAGAGCGGGTTCAGCTTTACCGAGCTGGGCAAGGAGGGGTTCTATATGAAGGACGGGAAATGGCAGCAGAAAGAAGCCGGAAAAGACGCGACGGAGGAAGAGGTCAGCAACCTGTTAGCCGCCAAAAGGCGTGTACGGGGCAGGCTTATCGAAATGATGAAGACGCTCCGGGAGAAGTATGGCGGCAGCGAGCAGATGGCGGAGAACATCATCAAAAAAGCGGGGTTCGACACGTCTCTCTATTCCAATGAACCGGGGTATAACGACAATCCCCTGGATGCCCTGCGGGTGACTACCGACGGGGCGGATGACGGGATGGCCGGCGGTAACTATTCAGGGACAGGCAAGCTTTCATCCGCCGCACCCAAGCAGGTCATCGTACAAATCACCAACCTTCTGAGCGTGGGAACCATCGACCTGATGAAGTCCCCTGAAGGACAGCAGGGGGAGATAAAAGACCTGAAAGAACAACTGGCGCAGGCACTGATCGACGTGGCGCATGACTTTGACGCATCATGGAATGCATAATTATTCATATATCAAAAAAACTAACTAATAATGAGCAGACTTATCAATATCGGTGTAAGCACCCTGCTGAGCGGCGGCATCATCGGCAGCGGCAGCGCGGAGAACTATGTCAGTGACGCCGCCTGCCATGCCTTGGGCATGGGCTTGTCACAGTTTGCCGACGGGCAGGTGCAATACTTCAGCAAGGACAGGCAGATACTTAAACGGGCGCTGGTCCAGACCACCTCGCAGCTTGCCTACGGGATGCTGCGCTCTTATCCCAGGTACCTGAAATACTGGGAGCAGAAAGAGAGGGACAAATACCTGCAAACCATGTCGCAGACCAGCATCGCCAACAAGACGGGGCAATATTACCAGCTTATCAGCGAGCAGCAGGCGGTCGCCAAAAAGAAGAACTATTCGGATACCGTTGCCGGCAACATCGTTCCGGACTATCTGGAGCTTTCCATCAGTGCCGAGGGAATGTATTTTGATACGGAAACCATGAAGATAGAAACCAATTCCAAATACGGTCTGGTCACGTTTGCCGACCTACAGCCGCAGGTACAGGTCAGCAGCAAGAACAACATCGTCCTGACGACCGTTCAGGGACGGGATTATACCCGGAAGGAATTTATTTCCGGAGGCGACCTGGAAGTAAATATCAGCGGCAAGATTACAAGCAAATATCCCGATGTGTACCCGGAAGCCGAAGTCAGCAAGTTCCTCAAGCTGATGCAGTACAAGGGGGTGATAGAGTGTGACAACACCATCCTGCGCCAGTTCAGAATCGAAAAGCTGATTGTGCTCAACTACTCCTTCCCGGCAAGCGACTGCCGTAACATCCAGCCTTATACGCTTTCCTGCGTGGCGGTGGAGCCTTCGGAGGCGGTGGAACTGAAACTGGCATCCCAAGAGAAGGTGGACACTGCCATCAAACATACGAACAAATGGATTAAGCTCGCGCAGTTCGGGACAAAGGTAGTAGATCCTTCCTCACTCTTAACACTTACCAAACAATGGCTGTAAATACACTGGACGTACTATGCTGTAAAATAACCATCGGGGATGCGGACCCGGCTAACCCGATGGCGATTCAGGACCCGGTTGTCCTGACCGAGGTGCAGGAGATAGAGATCGTGGAAACCTATAAGAAGCTGACAGGAACCGCCAGGGTAATACTTCCCAAAGGGACGGTTTACCAAAGCACCATCATCGGCAATGCGACGTTGGAAGGCAACGACGCCTCACGCATCACCACGGAAGTGATGGAAGACGGGGTAATCATTGAAAAGAGAAGTTCACAGGCGGCTGTGGGGAAGGATACCTTTCATACCGGGCAGAGAATCAACATCAAGCTGGGCTACAACGGCATCCTGAAGAATATGTTTGACGGCTATGTCACCGCCTATAATTCCGACAGCCTGTTCGAACTCCGGTGCGAGAACATGGCTTACAAGCTTAAACTCAAACAGGCTCCCAAGTTCGAGACACCGCTATCCACCAAGGTGAATGATGTATTGGGAGACAAATACAACCTGCTTAAAGATACGGGCTTTGAGATACACAGCGAAACCAGGCGGTTCGACATCAACATCGGCAAGGTCAAGATTACGGATAACTTCACGGTCGCCGACGTGCTGAACGACTGGAGCAAGTACAGGGTGTATTGCTTTTTGAAGTATGATGAGAACTCGCCCGATGCGATGCCCCGGATTGCCGTAGGGCGTCCCTATTCATCTTCAAAGGCGCAACCGTCCTTTCCGGGAAGCGACAATACGATGCCTTACAGGATATGCTTCAACTACCATGTGGCGGAAAGCAACCTGAAAGTCTTGAAGGTGGACCCGAAGTTCCTGGCCGTTACCGCCAAGGCATTGGGAACGGACGAGAAGTTCTTCGAAGTGACGGTACGCCTGAATCCCGACTATGACGCGGGCAAAGCCGGAAGCAAGGAGTTCCAGACCATCAATGCCACGCAGATCAGTAAAAAGACGCATAAGGTAACCGGCAATACGACGGCATCGGGAGCCGCTACCAAAACAAAAGTGGACTTGAGCACCTATACGGTAGTGCCTTATATGTCACCGAACATGAGGATAGATTCGGATAAACTGGTGGAGGAAGCCATTGAATATTTCAAGAACTACAACCTGAACGGGATAACCGGAAGCGTGACAATCTTCGGTGACTTCGGGCTGCCTTCCGCCGTTCAGGTGGAACTGATAGACGATCTGAACCCGAGCAAAAACGGGGTGTATATCGTGGAAGAGGTAAAAACGATCTTCGGAACCAAGGGGTACAGGCAGGTTGTAAAGTTGCCTTACAAAGTAAAATAAACAGAAAAAGACAAAACAATGGAAAACACAAGTAACGGCAGCCGGCAAGTGATAACCGAAGCTATCCGTAAGATAGCATTAGGACGGAGCATGGAACGTATCGACATGGCTCCCGGAGGGACAAGCGGTATCGGAACCGCACGTATGATTCACGGCTATGTCGCCAAAGTACATGACAATCCGGGTGACAGTGAATACGAAGAGTATGCCGGAACGGTTGATGTGGGCGAGTTTCCCGACGAGACGGCATCTTCCGAACCGGTCATCCACAAAGGTGTATTGCTTGCCGGGCTTAAAGACAACTCCGGCGGGTTCCTGATAATCCCGACCTTATTCTCGGACGTAACCATCGTAACGGATGCGGCGACGAAGTATGCTTATGTGCTGAACTATTCCCACGCAAAGGTTATCCAACTTAGTTCCCACGACGAAACGGTTATCGGCGTGACAGAAACGGAAGAACTGGACACGGGAAGCAATGACTCTCCCGATTATGACGAGCTGGAGAAGACGGGAAATGAAAGCTCCACCCGGTACACGGCGGAAAAGATAACCACCACCGTAAAGAACAAGAACGGAAAGGAAGCCAGCCGGACGATAGAGCCGGAGCTAATCAGTACAAAGGTAGACAAATCCGAAGTAACGCAGACAACGGATAAGATACAGCAGAAAGTGGGAAGTACGACTGTTACCCTTGCCGACAAGAAAGTGGCACTCGGAGATGAGAACGCTACCGAACCGTTGGTATTGGGCAACCAGCTTGCACAGTTGATGCTGGAGTTCCTGACCGAGTGCAGCAAGATAACGACCCCTACACTGATGGGAACCATGCCCGCCGTCAATGTGCCGAACTTCGCTTCACTCATTTCCAAGATACAGAATTTTCTCTCTAAAACCTCCTATACCCAATGACAGAACTCTTACCCGGCATCAGGGAACTGGACAAGGACAGCCTTTGTCACGCCATCTATTCCCAGCTTTACCATAACTTTTTCAATGCACAGGATGCCGGAACCGTCACCGAAGGCGACCAGACTTCCATTCGCTTGCGCAATACGGCTTATAACTTTGCCAGTGCCATCGCTTCGGGCGTCACCGGTGAAGGCGGTGGTGAGAGTGGCGGTGTCCTTTTGGCTTTCCTGAAGAAAAGCGGTGGCGATATGAGCGGGTTGTTACGTGCGGGCAACGGTTTTGAAGCTGGCATAGCCAATGAACGCATCCTACATATATATAAGGTAGGACAAGAACGGGGCGTTGCCGTTTCCGGCAACCTGAAAATCGGTGGGAATCTGTACCTGAACGGTAAACAGGTGCTCTCTTATGATTCCGGTACCCATACCGCAACATTGGAAAGCACACGGGTTGATTTCGGAAGCTCCCTTCTCAGGGGAGCCGGTGAGCTTCTTATCGGAGAGGATAAGGAGACGGGCATCTACATGACACCGGCACTGTTGCAGGTAGGTGGCAGGAATGTGTATCATGCGGGCAATGCCAACCGGACGGACATTTCATGGAGTATGCTGGACGCCTCTGTTTCGGGAAAACTTCAGGTAACGGGTACTGCGGACATACAAGGCGTCCTGACAGCGGAACAGGGGGTCAATCTGGGCGCAGCCGGTAAGACGGTACTTTCCATCCATTCCGATACGGCTGACCTTAGCGGCTATCTTTCCTTTTCCCAAGGGCATGGCATCAAAATCGGCGGTTCTCCCGTCCTTATCCGGCTGGATGACAAGGATATCCAGCTTGCGGCAGCGGGTGGAGACTTACTTTTGGGTAATGAATCCACTAATAAAATCCGTTTGCAATCGGACTTATGGGATATTGACGGAGATACGATGCTAATCAGCAAGTACGGCTCTGCCTGTTTTCCCGGTTCACTTACCGTCAGGCATAATTACGGGGATAATCTGCTCACATCCTATCACAAGGATAAACAGGATGAAGGGATTGTCATTCATAAACGGTTGCGCTGGGGAAACTCTTCGGGTGCTTACCTGTATGGCAAAGACGATGCGCTTCATTTCGCTTCAAGGGTTTACCGCACGGACAGCGCGAACGGCCAGACGAGCCCTTACCCTTATGAGACTGCCTTCTCGTTTGTCCCTTCCACCAGCCTTTACAAACGGCAGGACCGGCACTCCGACACTTTTTGTCTCCATACGGACGCTGATTTCTTCGGTTTTAATAAACCGCTCGAAGCATCCGGACATATCGGCATTGACGGTTCATTCACCCGGCTGGCGGACAAGACGCTATTCTTCAGCGCAGAGAGTTATCTGCTTTCCGTGTCAAACGGCATCCGGCATTATGGGGATGCTTACTTCATGGGCGGTATCAGCAGTGAGTTTTTCTCTTCGGGCTTTGCGGGCTCCGGCTGGGCCATCCTGAAGAACAAGGCTACGGGCAGCATACAGGCTACCTTTGACGAGGTGGTCGTCCGCAGGAAAATGCGCGTCTATGAGCTGGAAGTCCAGAAAAACACCGCTACCAACGGCTCCCTATGGGTAACGGACAGTTGCAGCGGTGATATGGTCATACCACTTTAATTTAACCTTAAACGATGTCTCTACTTAATTACAACCGATATAAGATATGTATCTCCCCCAAGTCCGCCAAAAGGCAGGGACTCCGTACGGGTGATGTGGTAAGGCGGCAGTATTTCGACGGAAAGAATGTCGTCTACTCCCTGATGGCCGTACTGGAAACAGGCATTGACCGAATAACCACATTGGAAGGGGAAGAACAGGAGTCTCCTTACTTTATAGGAGCGTTACTGGATGGGGATGTGCCCCAAAACGGGCAGATACTCGACTTTGTACGGGTAACCAATCTTTTCGATGAAGACCGCAGCGGTGCCATGTACCTGACTGCATCGGACAGCCAGTCCCCTTACATGGACGTGATTGACGGCATGGCGCAGGAGAAGTCCCTGTGTTATCCCCGGGGTGACAACGGCTGCCGGTATACGCTCACGACCGGAGGAAGACTTTCCGGAGAATACCTGCCATACAAGGACGGTTGCAGCCGGGTGTTCAGCATCCTCTGTAACGGAATCCCGTTACAAGGTAAATGCGGACTGGAGCAAACGATTGGCAAAGGATTGGAGAACCCGGAAAGGATTCTCATTTCTTATAAGATACGCGCTTCCAGGGATTTTCCGTCACTTCCCTTCTCTTTAGGATATGCTGACGGCACTGAAACAGACGGAAGCGGTATGGTGGCGGTATCAACCCTCTGGCAGTACAAGCTTGCTATCATCACCATAGACTATCTTCCCGAATACGAACGGAGTTTCAGGTTGGATTTATCCGACCTGGAACCGGGCGACCGGTGCGAGATAGCCGAACTGAACATCATCCGGCTTTCGGACATAGCCACCTTCGCAGACTCAACGAAGGCCCGTGTGGGCAAAGTCCAGGGAATTATCGACCCGACCTTCGGACGATTGGAAGGTTACGGCGCTTACTTCCAACGGCTCTATGCGACACGGGATGTAAACATAGCCGGCACCTTGACCGCCGGTGACGAAACGGGCTTTGCCAGCACTTTCTATGTAGGACGCATCCATAAGAATTGCCTGATAAACTCGCTGTACGGCAACTTTCTGCATCCGGTAGAAAGGGCTATCGGTGAACAACCGCCTGCCGGTATCGGGGATGTCTTTCTGATTCCGGCTGACGGTGTTATGTTGGTCGCCCAAACACAAAGCTGGGCGGAGACGCATCAGGGAGAAAAGTATTGCTTCTCCTTTTGGGCAAAAGGGATATCCGGTACTTTGACAGTCTCCCGGAACGGGCACCCGCTACAGGAGATAGAAATAGAGAATCAGTGGAAACGTTATCACATACCGTTTGTTATCGGCTATGAAGAGCCGGAAGATTTGCTGATAGAAATTACGACGGATACCACCGGAGTCCTGTTCTGCTGCGCCCAACTTGAAAAAGGGGAACGGGCAACGCTCTACCAGGCAACAGACGGCAAGCTGGCGGATACGGACGGGTACGGGGCGTGGTTTGCAAGGGGCGGCATCGGCGGCACGATACAGAACCCGCTCCTTAAACTCAATGCGGACGGCTCCATCTCTGCCGGTGACGGTTCATTCGTTATCAACCGCGACGGTACGGGCTACTTTGCGGAAGGACGGTTCAAGTGGACAAAGGACACCATCACTTTACAGGATGTTACTATCCGTTGGGAAGACTTTGACGACCAGGCAAAAGAAAACCTGCTTACCAAATATGTAACAATCACCGGGACGAACCTCTTCCATTACACGGACGCCCTTCAGGAAGATGCCTGCGAACCCAAGGAAATCACCCTCTTTGCCACTGAATACAACTTCACGGCGACGGCAAGGAGATGGCAGTACATGGGAAGTGAGGGGAACTGGAAGGACATGCCGGGAACTGATTCGGACTATCTTAAATTACTACCTGCTTCACATTTCTGGGAAGACAGGGATGTATTGACCCTTAGATACATCGCTACGCTGGATGAATCCGAATATGTTGAGTCCTTCACCATTTCTAAACAATATGACGGTGCGGACAGCTATTCCGTCTATATCGCTTCTACTGGTGGGAACGTATTCCGCAACGGTATCATTTCAACCACCTTGTCTGCCCGCGTACTCAAAGGTGGCGAGGACATTACGGAACGGATACCGGAAAAGAACTTTCTCTGGACACGTACCGGCAATGATGCGGCGGACGACGACCTCTGGAACTCCGTTACCCATACCGGCAAGACACTGGAGATAACCGGTGAGGACGTCTATCGCAAGGCGGTATTTGACTGTGAAGTAATTATCTCAACCCAATAACTTAAACCTAAATCAACTATGGCCATTAAAGTAGCAAGAGGACAGGTCACCATCATCGACCAGAACGATGCCGTCTCCCTTCAGGCGTTTGTCGGTTCCAACCAACCTCTCACACAAGTTTTTAACAAGGACACGGGCGCTTTTGCCCCGAACTGGACGGCATCCCCGTATCTGGTGCTGACCCCTTCCTTATTTGTCAGTGGCAAGGGCGCCGCTGACCAGATTACCACCGTAGGAAATGCGGCGGTTCTGACTCCCGGTGTAAAATCCGGCTCCGCCAAATGGTACAAGAACGGTACGGCTATAACCACGGGCGCGGACGGATGTACAATTGGGGCGGCATCCGCCAAGTATGCGCTGACCGTCAAGACGAACCACATGAGTGTGAGTGTCCCGCAGGTACGCTATACCTTTGAGGCCGTTTACATAGACGCCAACGGGCTGGAGATTCCCTTCCGCTCGGATATCCAGTTCACGCAGCACCTGAACGCGGGCGCGACCATCGTGGCGGTGGCTTATGCACCTAACGGTGTGGTTTTCCGTAACGATGAAGTGACCGCCCTCAAGGCGCACTGTGACCTGTGGCGCGGGGCGACCATCGACAATACGAATATCACCTATGCCTGGGGCATCAAGGATTCCTCCGTGTTCGCGCCGACCACCCTTACCGCAGCAGCGGCATCCGGAGCCACCACGATAACGGTTGCCAATGTCGCCAATATGGAAGCGGGCGGAAAGATAACGGTCGGCTCGGCGCAATACACCATTTCCGCTATAAATGCCAGCACCAAAGTGGTGACGCTGACTTCCGCATTGAGTGCCGCAGCCGCTTCAGGAGCGTCCGTTTCCTGCCCGTATTATAATTCCATGCTGGGGGTGAGCTGGTCCTGCCTGACATCGGCAAACCCTAAAGGCGTTACAGCCGGATGGACGACCAATGAGATTACGATCACGGCGGATGCGGTACTGAACTTCGAGACATTCAAGTGCGCCATCAAGGACACGGACACTTCCGCAGGCAACGCTTCGGCCAACAAGGTGGTCTGCGACATCATTTCCTTCTCGGACATGTCAGACCCCATCACCGTGCATATCGTCAGCCAGAAAGGGTTCACCATCAAGAACAACCTGAACGACGTGGACGCCAAAGCCATCCTCTACCGGGGAGGCGACGAGCTGGACAGTGCCGGGACATCTTATACTTATACCTGGAAACTCTGGAACGCGGCGGGCACGACGGTCGTAAGGACCTACACCGGAAAGTCCGTAACAGTGTCCAAGGCGGATGTGACGGGAAGGGGTGTCCTTATGTGTGAAATTTCCAAATAGGTGCTATATGGAAGTTTGATGTTTTTTTAAGGCGGTGTCATACCGCCTTTTCCCGTTTATTCCCTATTCTACCTTAGACTAAACCTTAACCAATGGAAAAACAACTGATCGCACGGGGACAGGCGACCATCCTCGTACAAAAAGACTCCTACACGATTCACCAGTCGGTAGGTGAATATATCTTTCCGGCAAATAATAACGGCTCCCTCTCACAGGCGGTCACCTTCAGTTCCACCATCAAGGTGACGCTGGGCGACGACAACCTGACGAACTTCACGATTGGCGCCGTTACCAGACCTGCCGGGTTCTCCGCCATCACCGTGAACAACACGAACAAGACGGTTAGCTACTCGGTTGCCGCCGGTACGACTACCATGGCGGACAGCGGGCTGGTGACGATTCCGGTAACCATTGCCGGACAGACATATACTATTACCTTCTCTTATGCCAAGGCGAAGACCGGTGCGGCAGGCGTCGATTCCAATATGCTCGACTGGGTAAGCGACTGGAACAGTGCCAAAACGGTGATCGGTTCCCAGTCGGTCATCACTCCCAAACTGTTTGCCGGGACAAAGAACGCGAACGGGACGATAACGGGTATTGCTATCGGCAAGTTCCCGCTAAGTACCGTAAACGCTTCCGGAGCGGTTGCCACCGAGACAATCAACGGCATCTACGGGTTCAAGGACGGATACAAGACATTCGCCATTGATACTACGGGAAGTGTGTTGCTGGGCAAGGGCAACCAGTTCATCCGTTATAACCCGGCAAACGGGAAGATAGAGTTCGGATCGGAAGTGACGCTGAACTGGGTGAACGCCATCAACACCGCCAAGACCGAAGCAATCAATTCCGCGGCGGCAACGGCGCAGGCGAAAGCGGATGCCGCGAAGAAAGGAGCTGTGGATGCGGTAAGAAACGATATCGCTGATGCCAAGAAAGCCGGAACGGATGCAAAGGCGGTTGCCGATGCCATCACTAACAAGGCGAATACGGAAGGTTGGGCGACCAAACTCACCTATATAGGCTCTACGGGCATCTATACGGGAACGCTCTCTGCCAATACGGTGAACGCCGTCCGTATCAACGCTTCCCAGATTAGCGCCGGAACCATTGACGCGGCACGTATCAACGTAGCCGCCCTGAAAACATCACTGATAACGGCAGGCAATATCGAAGCATTAACACTGAACGTTACTAAAGGGAAAGTCGGCGGCTGGAGCATTGATGCGGACTCAATTTACCGTAGCACCAAGAACAACACTTCCGGAGCATATACGGGGGCTTCGGGTTCGGTTTGCATCGGCTCGAACGGCATCCGGGGCTTTAAATGGCGGCTGGACGCGACAGGTGCGGGTGCCGTAGCGGGTGGCAATATTGCATGGGACGCGGCAGGGAATGTCACGTTCGGTGCTTCGGTAACCCTGAACTGGACAAATGCTGCCAATACAGCCGCCAATAACGGTAAACTATTTATACGTGGTACAGGATTGAACCATTCCGCCACCCGTTATATCTTACTGAACGGCACGAAAATCCACGAATCCTCTTCCCGGGGACTGGTACTGAGTGTAATCAACCGGAGCGACCTGAAAGCGGTGAGCCATACGCATTACGACGTTTATGCCAGCGATGCCAACTGTAATAGCCTGGCAACGGCAATGAACGCCCTCGACAGTACCAAAATTGTCATCCTGACCTCCTATGACGCTATCCGTATCAATGCGACGCTATCCGCGGCTATCCAGCGCTGTGGCGGCTCTGATTATATGGTAACCGATGCCAGGACCCCTTACGCCCTGATAGGTATTCCGGGGATAGGCAGGAATATGGGGCTGACCTCCATATACGGTCTGGAAGCCACCGCCCCGTTCGCTGAAATCTCCACCGTCATAGTGAACGGTATTCCCCAGGGAGTCAATGCGGACGGAAAACTGAAAACCTACCTGAGCGGCAACGGCATCTATACCGGCACGCTGACTGCCGCACAAGTGAATGCGGTCGCTATCAATGCCGGAAGTATCACTGCGGGTACCCTTAGTGCTGACAGAATAGGCGCCAAGGCAATTACTGCCGCCAAGATTGCCGCCGGTACGATCACTGCCACAGAAATCAATGTATCCAGCATTCAGGCATCCGTCGTTACGGCAACGGCAGTCAACGGTCTGACCTGTACGTTCAACAAGGGAACGATAGCCGGATGGACGATTAACTCCACACAAATATTCAAGAACAGTGTTTATCTCGGTGCGGACGGTTCCATCACGAACTCTACCAAATGGAAATTTAATAACGACGGTTCGGGACAAATAGCAAATGGTAATATCAGTTGGAACGCTGCGGGAGCGGTGACGTTTTCTTCCGCGGTTTCATTGAATTGGACGGACGCAATCGAAAAAATTCAGATAGGCGGAAATAACTTGTTGAATAATTCCGGAGACTGGAGAACTGCCGGCTGGAATGGCGGATACACAACCAATGGCGGTGGTTATACAATAGACTCATCCGTGCTTTTCAAAGGAAGACCTACGCTGAAAACCGATGCCGGAAACGGGGTCGTTCACTCGTCATGGATAAAATTGGAAAATAATGCCGAGTATACTTATTCGGCAATGGTAAGATGTAATAAAACAATTACAGGTAATGGAAATACCCCCTTGCATTATTGGGCGGGAAAGGATAACAACAGCCAGTCCAAAATTACCGTTTTGAAATATGATACGTCTGTTGTTGCCAACACTTGGAAAAGGATATATGTAGTCTTCAAGCTAAATTCTGACGGAGATAGTTTCCGTCCGTTCCTTTACAGGGGAAGTAACGAATCAACATTCTATAATGTAGCTTACTTCAAACTGGAAAGAGGGAACAGACCGACTGACTGGAGCCAGTCAGACGGTGACGCCAACAAGCTTTCAATTGATGCCCAGAACGCTGCAAATGCAATTATTGCAGCCTTGGGAGGTTCCGGCTATCCAAAAATGACAAAAATATCTTCCACTGGAATCTATACGGGAACACTGACGGCAGCACAGGTGAATGCGGTGGCCATCAATGCGGGCAGCATCAATGCGGGCACACTGAGTGCCGACAGGATAGCCGCCGGCAGCATCACTTCCACGAAACTGGACGCGGCAAGCATCAAAGCCAATATCATCAATACCGGCTATATAAACGGATTAACCTGTACGTTTGTACGGGGAACCATCGGCGGGTGGACGATTAATTCTACACAGATATATAAGAACAGTGTCTATCTGGGTTCGGACGGTTCCATCACGAACTCTACGAAATGGAAATTAAATAATGACGGTTCGGGACAGGTGGCAAACGGAAACATCAGTTGGAACGCCGCGGGAGCCGTAACTTTCGCTTCCTCCGTGTCCCTGAACTGGACCAATGCAGCAACGAATGCCTTGAACTCCGCAAAGAGTTACGCCGATACCAAGAAAACGGAAGCCGTCAATGCAGCGGCTTCTGATGCGACAGCCAAAACCAATGCCGCCAAGGAACTGGCTCTGGCCATGGCTTTCGGCAAGATGATGTACCGTGACCCGGAGTTTCGGAATGACAATAACAGTATCACCGTATATAACACCAATAGCAACGGTACGGTAACGATTGCCCGGACGGGGCTTTCCAGTGCACCCAATGACAGCAAGACGGTACTGGAGATCAAAACGGCCGGCAGCGCGACACCGGGTATAGGCGGCTTTTGCTTTGCCACTCCCTGTTCCAACCGAAAAGTGTTTATCGTCAGGATTATAGCCAAAATACCTGTGGGAAGGAATATCCAGTGGACAAGCAATGCCATCGGCGCTTCGGGCAGCAGCAAATGGCTGACACCGAACGCCGGCACAGGAGACTGGGCGGAGTACATATACAAGGTGACGTGCGGTACTTCGGGCTTCTCTTCGACGAACTTCTTCTATCTGGACGGCGCGCAGGGAACCGCGGCGGCTCCCGTCATCTGGCATGTCGCCTACGCAACCGTGTTCGACACGACTTCTTCCGAAAGGTATACCACCACCATTGACGCCAACGGCATTTATACCGGCACGGTACGGGCGGGTCAGGTGCTCGTTGACAGCGCGCTGGTAGTGGGCGGCAGCACGTATAACGGCAGCATCTCGGTAAGGGATGCGGGCAACAATGTGAAGGCGACGCTCGACCGCACGGGCATAACGGCTGTTGCCGGGAAGATCGGGGGCTGGAATATCATCTCCGGCGCCATCTATGCCTGCGCGCCCGCCGGTGGACACCGGGTATACATCACTTCCAGCGGATACATTTACAACGATGACGGCACACAGGACTACTGGGGGCTACGGGCGGACGGCTCGGCGACGTTCGGCTATGGGAAGATACTGTTCGACAATGACGGCTCGGGATATGTGGCGAACCAAAATATTAAATGGGACGCGAAAGGCAACGTGGAAATCAAGGGCAACATCACCGCCAATTCAGGACTGATCGCCGGCTTCACCATTAGTGGCAACAAGCTCATCAATACGGCAGCGGATTCTTCCATCGAGTTCTCATCCATGATGGGAAACGCTTCCATGACCATCAACTCATACAGTTCCCTGCTCTCCCTACGTGCCGATTCGGCACGAACGGGCATTGCTATCCAGACCTATGCCACGGGAGCCGTCGGGCTCTCTATTATCGCCAACGCCGGTTCTAATTATGCCATTGAATCATACGGGCCGGTGCAGTTCGGACAGCGTGCCGGCGAACGGTGGTGCGTGCCGGGTGTCCTGTACATCGGCTGCAAGTACAATAGCGGTAACAATTCGAATTTCAGCAAAATATGGGGTGAAGGATGCAATGTCACGTCCTGTTACCACATGGGAAATGCCCAATATAAATTCTATCATAATCTGGGGCATACGAACTATACCGTATTCGCGCAAGGCTGCCAGAATACAAGATATTACGGTTTCTTCCGGTTGCTGGAAAGGGCATCCTCCTACTTTGTCATCCAGAATGTGGGAAGTAACGGCGGGCCTGACGGCTCTCCTTTCGACTTCGTTATCTACGGCAGGAACAAATGGTCTTGACCTTTACTTACCTTTTTTGCCTTCAAGAGTCCTATTCATGGAAAATGGCTTATCTATGGAAATAAAAAACATCGTTGTAACCAAAAGCATGACGGCCCTGACAGCCAACGCTTACTACCAGTTGGAAACGAGCGCGTCCAACGGAATCCTGAACCGTATCTCCGCCAATGTGCTGACTCCCGCATCCGCCCAGGGACAGGAAGAGTATCTGGGCAATATCAGTTATGAGAACCATAACCTCTCCTGTAGCTTCCTCTCGGTGGAGGACGTATCGGCGTACTTCAAGGACTTTGAAGGGTTCATGGCGGAGATCGGAGCACAGCAGGAACAGGAAAAGCAAAGCAAGTGACAACATCTCCGGCTTACTTTCCCTATTCCTTGAGAAACAACTTAAAGAACAACAATCAAATTTATGGAATTACTAATCAAAGACCGGCTTTACATTCCGGCATTCCTTCCCAAAGAAGGCAGTTTCAAAGACTTCAACACGAAGAAAAGCATCCTCAGCAAGATTGAGATCACACAGGATGAACGTGAAGCCGTAGGGCTCAAAGAAAACGCGGAAACCAAACGCATCGAATGGGACGTGGAAAAAGACACCCCGCTGGTAGTGGACTTCTCAGCCGACGAGATGCAGTACCTGAAAACATCCTGTGAGAAAATCTCCGACCAGAGCCTTCCGGATGATATGTGGCAGACGGTTGAAAAGCTGTATAATGCGATTCAGGAACCGGAAAAAGAATCATAGGAATCATTTGTAGCATAAGATTTTGATAACCCGAAAAGGATGTCCACCACCAAAAGGGCGTCCTTTTCTTTTTTAATTAGCTATGGCAAGACAAGACATCAATATGGACGCCTCCTGCGGGGAGGTGAACCTGGCGGATAACCTGACGGACAAGCGCATTTATCCTTTTGAATATTTAGGAACGGATACGGGCAGATACGCCTACGGAGAAATCCGCGTGCCCGGTAACTTCGAGAGCCGGTACAACGACCAAGACGGCATCCGGGTGCATATCCCGTATATCCCACAGTACAAGGAGCTGAAAATCCGTTTCTCCCTGGAAAAAGGGGACGGAAACGAATCCTACCTGAGAAACCGCAACGACAACAGTATATGGTTTACGGTACTTTCTCCCGATTTGGGAACAGTCTATCTCTCAGCCTTCCGCACAGTCAATGAAACGAATCACTTCAACTTGATCCTGCATGAGGGAAAACTGTTACTGTACAGCGCCAACGAAACGGATTTTATCATCAAACCCTCGCTGGAACAAACGAAGGTATTCCTTCTCAAAGCCGCTGCCGGGAACCTCTACCAGCATCCGACCACGGGTGTAGGACTAATCAGATACTTGCACGGGAACTTTGAGAACTCGAACCTGCCGGGCAAGTTGCAACAGGAGTTTGAGGCGGACGGGATGATTATAAAAAATGCCTATATGGACTCTGAAACAGGGGAACTATTACTGGATGTGGATGAAAAACAAACGGACTAAAGAAATACGATGGGAAAATACAAAATAACAGCCGGACAGAATATTTATGACGTTGCCATGCACCTGTACGGAAGCATCGAAGGCATCGTGGACTTATTGATAAACAACCCGGAACTTTCTTTGGATGACACCCTGAAAAGCGGTGAAGAACTGGAGTATACCGACGGCTTTACCATCAGTCCCGATATTGTTGCCTATAACAGGATGTACAGCCTCCTTCCGGCAAACGGGGAAAGAAACGTCTATCCCAAAGAACCTGCCGGCAAGCGTTTCATGGAGCTGTACATAGACAACAAACAGACAGCCGCTTCGCTGTTACTAAGCGGCAACGGGACACTGGAAATAGACTGGGGAGACAATATGGAACTGGAAGTGGTGGTGCTGAGTGATGAAACAAAAGAGCTCCGGCACTATTTCAATGACAAGATCACGTCCGTCCGCAGAGTGAGTTTCTATGGAGAGGTAAGGTTCAGGATACTGGAAATAAGCCGTTCGCACGCATCATCCGTTTACCTGCTCCGTCCGGTCAGTATGGAGAAATTCACCTGTGAAAAGATGGAACTGGACATCTCTTTCCTTTCACTGGCGGAAGATACATACGAGCTTTACTTTGCCGGATTACAAACGGGCAGCCTTCTATCACTTTTGCCACTGAAAAGGTTAATGAGACTGGATTTAACCGGTTCTAAAGTGAAGCCTTCCGTTCTGGACACCTACCTGAAAGCGTTGGTAGCACAACACTACGGCAGACGGAATATGACCGTTCTCCTGTCTACCTCACCGTCGGGCACCTACCGGAAGCCGGAGAAAGACAGCAATGGCAACTACCTGATTGCATCGGGCATGGAAGCCGTCTGGATGCTTACCCATGAACCCGCCTGGAACGAGGGTGGCGCATGGATATTTATTATTAACAACCAAACTTATACCTATGAGCCGGACGATACGGGAAATCTATAACGAAGCCATTACGGAGAGAAACAAGCGGCTGGAACTAAGCGAGTTCTCCAGTGATTCCAAAATGAGCATCATGAACGGAATTACGTGGACGGTGGCCGCTGCTATCCACAGCTTTGAGACACTTTTGGATGTATTCGCCGTGGACATCTCGACAGCCATCAACCTCCGTGTAAACGGAACGCCCACTTTCTATGCCAACGCATTGCTCCAATACCAGAAGGGAGATGAACTCTCGGTAAGGGAAGACGGGCTGGCGTTCGGTTATGCCAACGTGGACGAGACGAAACGCATCATCACGCAGGTATCCTACATCGAGAGCACGGACGATACCAACCTGGATAGCAAACTGATACTGAAAGTGGCTACGGGAGAAAAGGGGCATCTGGAACCGCTGCCCGCCTCGGAGATGGTACCGGTCAATGCCTATATAGGTAAGATGAAGTTCGCCGGGACGCGTATCGAGGTCATCAGCCGGGAAGGGGACGTGCTTATTCCCCGCATCACCGTCTACTATGACGGTGCCATACCCGAGAGCGAAATCTATGACAAGATTGAAGAGAAGCTGAACAAGTATATCATGGGGATGCCTTTTGACTCATCCGTCTATGTTTCCTCGGTTATTGAAGCTGTCCGCAGTGCCGAGCATGTGACGGACGTATATATCGACGAGCGGGCAACACCCGAACAGGGAATCTTTATCGCCTCTTATGACGCGGACGGAAACCTGTTGCCACCCGGAAAAGTGCATCGCATCACCAAAACATCGTCCGGCTTTATGAAACAGTCGTCCGCCACGGGCAAGGAACAGGAACTGCCAACATTCCGGCAGGCAATCAGGCTAATCGTTGAAGGATGAAAGAGAACCGTTATAAACTACCGACCGACAAGCTGGTGAACAGGCTGGTGCCTTATTACCTCTCAGGCAGGAAATACATTCTTTTCCTGCAAAGCCTGGTGTATCCCCTGCACTCCCTGAGTGAGAAATTCCGTGCCTTTGCGGCAGAGAAACACATCGAAGCACGCATGACCTCACAGGTGATGTACTTCGAGTGGCACCTGAACCATAAGTTCGCCCGGTATCTGAAAAACAGCGGAGAAAGGCTCGTGATTTCACAGAGCGACTCACTGGGAGTGGACATCTACCGCGAAGATGCCGCATACGGCAAGCCCTTTACTATTTGGTACAACCTCGAAGAAGTGACGCCGGACGTGAAGCCCGAAGAGAAGCCCCGCGAGTTTCACTTCCTGGCGGAAGAGAAGGCGATCAACCGGGTCAGCTTCATGGTGCTCGTCCCTGAAATAAACATCCCTGAGAAAGAGTTCGTCTATATGCTCTCCTTTGTTATCAACACCTATAAAGTGGCAGGCAAGACCTACCTGATAAAAATAGACCAAACTGAAAACACCTAACCAATTAACCTGATACTATGAAAGAATACGTTGCAGACACGGGCGGAAGATATACCTACGTGGATGACATCCTGAACCTGCAAGAGCTTGCCCTTTCCATGACGGCGATCTTCAACGCCTGCGAGGACTTTATCATCTCGGGCTGCGAGATAACGGGCAATGCCATCTCGTCCGGCTATGTTTGGATCAACGGTAAAGTCCGTCACTTTGAAGGATGCCCTTCAGCCGCTTTCCCTTATTATATCTATGAGAAGAACGGCACCGACACGGTGGTGTATGCCGGGGACGTGAACAAGAAAGGACGGGAAAACTACCTGTGCGCAGGCAGTAGCGTCCTTCCTTCCGTAAAGGACACCCTGACGGGTAAAGTACCCTGCCTTATTGAAATCACCAAAACCTACGCGCCCCGCTTCCTGGATAAGTTCTTCGGGCATTACGCCGTCCTGCTGGATACACCCTTTTCCAAACAGACCATCAAGAAAGAGCTGGTTGTCACCGGGAAGCTGACGACCGAACAAGGTCTGGAATCCAAGACCGCCGTATCCGTTGTTTCCCCTTCGGGATATTCCCTCAAAGGGTTGGTCAAACAAAACGGGACGGCTTCCTTCGGCTCTTACCTGAACGGCTTGCTCATCAGTGAGATTTGCATTTCGACCGACGGCAGCGTTTCATTCCTAAAGGGTAAAAACGAACTGGCACGGATAGATGAAAACGGCATGACCTATACCCATGCCTCTTGTACCAGTTCACGCACCGGCTCGTTGCTGATTGAAAAGAACTCCATCATTAATGTCGCGGATACTACGGACGAAGGTTCGGTAGACATCAATACCGTCCGCCTGAACGAGGAAACGAGTACCTTCCGTGACTTCCGGGTGTTTGACGGCAAACAGGCAGCCATTCCCTTGCTTCATGTCAAAGGAAAGACGAAAGAAGTATGTGTCAGCGGGACTTTTACCGTGGCGGGCAAATCCATTACCATCGCTTCCGCAGAATCAAAAACATTATCTTATACGGATGACGAAGGCGTGGAAACAGCATCCATCGGATTCATTTCAAGCCAAAGCACAGACTTTTCCCTTATCAATGCCATCGGAAACATTGAACTTTCCCCTAAAGAATCCGTAAACATTGCCGGAGACTTAAAAGTGAACGGCACCAGCCTGAAAGACATCTATGTCAGTCAAAAGAGTTTTACGGATGCATTGGCAGGGAAAGTAAATACTGTGAAGGGCAAACAGCTCTCCACCGAAGACTTTACCACGAATTACAGGAAGAAACTGGATGCCATTTCCACCGGTGAAATCCAGACCGGGGGCGAAGGATTTGTTACCGCTACTCAGGTAAAAGAGGCGCTGGCAAAGAAACTGACGGCTTCCTCCAACCTTTCCGATGTACCCGACAAAAAGATAGCACGCACTTCACTGGACATCTATTCCCGGGAGGAAACAGGCTCCCTGTTCCTGAAAGTATCCGGCAACCTGCAAGAACTCGTGTCCCTAACCGCCGACGAAGTAAACGACCTTACGGCGGAAGAAGCGGCAGCCCTGAAAGCCCGGAAGCAAGCGGCAGTCCGTGACAACCTGGATGCGGAGAAGAAAGGGACCGGAGCCTTGAAACTGGCAAAAGCAAGCAACCTTTCCGACCTGTCCGATAAGGCATCCGCCCGAAAGAACATCAGCGTCTATTCAACGGCAGAGGTAGACAAACTGCTTGCCGGGAAGCTGGATACAGACTATGCCTACACCGGCGTAGTCTTTACCGAAACCATGAAGCAAAAGCTGGAAGGAATCAAGACAGGCAGCTTCGCCTACATAGACAATGACGATGTATCACACGCGGAAGTGGAAGGCTATGTGCTTCTTTCCCATGTCAGGAAAGAGCTGGCAAAGAAAGCCGACCGCTTGCTTGCCGGATATACGGAGGAAGAGAAGAAAAGCGTTGCCGCCAATATCAATGTTTACTCCAAGACAGAAACAGATACGAAGTACGCGGGCATCGCCCGTCTCTTTCAGGATTACATTGATTACCTTGTCGCCCAGGGAAAGAAAGCCGCCGACGCGCAGAAGATGCTCCGGGACAAGCTGGATGTACTCTCGAAAGCCGATGTCAGCGGTACTTACCTGAGAAAGGACGGCAAACTATCCGACCTATCACTACCTGATACGGCTGCCAGGAAACAGGCATGTAACGCACTGGGAGCCGCTTACGCCCCGGAATACCAGACAAAGATTGCAGACACGGGGTGGATGCAAATGGCGAACTCCGGCAACGGAACAGACACCAGCCGGCTGTTCGTACGTCAGATCGGAAATATCGTATCCATACAGGGCGTCATCAATACGGCCCGGCGGGACGGCAGCAACATGGGAGGAACGGTCGCCGTGCTTCCGAACGGGATTTCCGCACCCCGTTACGGAGTAAGGACAACACTCTGCGACTGGAACGACGACGCAAAGTACAATAGGGGTACTACCTTTATCCTGAGTGGCGGAAGCCGGAACATCCGGATATTTGAAAGCGGATGGTACAATGTGAACACCGACATGAACTTTACATACATGGTATAACTAATAGCATAACTAATTATGAAGAAAATCAATATCCAAAAGGATCTGGACAGCCGCCGGGAAATCTCCCGGATGGCATACCGTCCCCAAAGCGTGAGAGCAACCGAAGTAGAACCAACCACCCAGCAAACCAATGACCAGAGCGAAGAGAAAATACGGCAGCCGGCAGACGAAATTCGTACCGGCACGGGAAAAAAGGGCGTTCGCCGACGGGCGCCCCAAGGGAACCCGTAAGAAGTTCCCCTTCGAACAGACGCCGCTGGGGTTCCTGCTTAAATATGAGATGCCCGTCGTATATGACATCCTGCAAGACAAGTACAAGGACCCCAGGCGTTTCCACCCCGCAGCCGAGGTAGTGGAACTGGTGTGCAGGGCATCCGGGGACCCCACCTACAAGAAGCCCAAATTCCGGCGCTGCATGAACGCGTACATCGCCGACGGGCTTTGCTGCAAAAGGGGCAAGGTTCTCACACCCGGTCGGAAGGTGTATTACGAGTCGGTGCGCAGGAAGAAGATGGAGGCGTTCATTGCGGGAAACCGGAAGAAAATAAAGATTCTGGGAGAACAGGTTTTTAATAATGTATTTAAAAAAGATTCGGCAAGTGATACCTAAAAATATATGGTTCAACGGGTTGTATTCCATATTTGAAAATTTATTTAAACATACTTGGAGCGTAAGGAATAACCTGTTATCTTTGCCGGAAATTAATTGATTGCCGGGTAATTCCGGGCGGAAGAATTACTTCACTTTCCCCGTTACCCACCATATTGTAAATTGAGATGCGGCATGTCTATGAACCGAAGCAGCCAGGCATCATGTTCCGATTCTTCGGTCTTTTTCCAAAAAAATGCTTTTATGCAGGAAGAAAAAAACAACGGCACAGCCACAGTTGTGCCCGCCGGTGAGCTGATGAACCTATTCTCAGCCGCACAGGAGAGTTACCAGGAAGCGCAGATACGAACTGCGGAAGAAAACAAAGGATTTTCCAGAACAGAATTTTTTAAACTTGACAAGCTCGGCACGTACAGGCTGCGCATACTCCCGGCCATCCCGTCAGCGGACGGAACCATTGACCGCAAGAGCTATGAGTGCCCGGTACACCAGATGCTGCTTGAGATCCAGAAGCCCTCTTCGGGAGGCAAAGCACAATCCGTTTATGTCAATGCGGTACGCGCCACCGATGCGGGACTTCCGGTTGACATCATCGACACCTACCGGAAAGCGGCGGTGGCGGCAGCCAAGGAGGCGGGCGACGAGAAGCTGGCCGAGAAGATCGCGGGCGGCAACTATGGCGGTGGACTGAAATACTCCTACGCACACTGCGCCTACATCTTTGACCTGAACGAACGCGCCAAAGGGGTGCAGTTGCTCACGCTAAGCCATTCGCAGTACAAGGAGCTGGACGACCGCAAGTTCAAGCTGTGGCAGAAGAAGCTGGCCAAGAACCCGGGCTACCCGTGCCCCATCTCTTCGATAAAGGATGCCTATCCGGTGGAGATCGAAAAGAAGAAGAACGGCCAGAAGACCGAGTATGTTATCTCCATTGACAACGAATCCGACACTGACGAGCTATCCATCGAGGAACTGACCGCGCTCATGAACACCCCGCGACTGTCGGAAGCGGTGGTGCGTTACAGCCGTTATCAGTTCGGTGCTACCATCGAGTTCCTGAAACAATGCGACGTCAAGTACGGCTTGCAGATAATGGATACGGACGAGATGAAGGAAGCCATTGCCCAACTGGAGAAAGCGATTCCCAAGACGGATACAAGCTCGTTCTCCTTTGACAAGCGCAGCAAGGACGACAAGGAAACTGAGGAAAGCGGCGCGTTGTCCCTTGACATGCTGTTCGACCGCTTTGACGCGCTACAGGAGCAGTCGATGGGTGACAAGACCGAAGGCGGACAGGAACTGCGCGGAATGATACGCACCTTTATCGAACAGGAGAAACTGGACATCCGGGTGACCCGCACCACTACCAATGCGGCACTGCTGGAGATGATCGAGAAGGAGATGCAGGGACCGGGGGAAGAACCGGAACCTTCCGCACCTTCGACAGATGCCGGCGAGCCCGAAACTCCGGTAGAAGAATCCGCCGCACCCACGGCGGCAGCGTCTGAAGAACCTACGCCCAGACGCCGGAGATAAGCGATAATTTTTCCATCTGTAAGGGAGAGGCAAATGCCTTTCCCTTCCTAACTTATACCCTTATGAATCAACATCAACCCTGTATGTTGTTGCTCAACGACATACATATATCCAAAGACAACATCCCCGATTTTTCCCTGAACTGGAACGAAGCGCTATCACACTGCAAGCGTCTGGACATCCATACCATCGTACTGGGCGGAGACTTGTTCTTTTCACGCTCATCACAGACGCTGGATGTGCTACTGGCTGTACATGATGCCTTATTAGCTGCCCGGAACATGAACATAGATGTCATTCTTGCCAATGGCAACCATGATTTAGTGAACCAGGAAGCCATACGCGGTTACTGCCATGTCTACGACCAACACGACAATGTGCTGGTGATTGACGAATACCATACCCTTTCCAACCCGGAGTGGAGTTTCATGCTCCATGTCATACCGTACTTTCCGGAAGACGGAAGCTTCACAGAGAAGCTGGATGAAGTCATTCAAAATGAGGTAAGCACCGGCAAGCTTAACTACCTCTATATCCATGAAGGCGTCAATGGCGCACTTTCCCGTCCCGCTGAAAATGAACTGCCGGCAAATATCTTCGGTGACTTCGACAAGGTATTTGCAGGCCATTACCACAACCGTTGCACCGTGGCTCCCAATATCGAGTATATCGGCTCGGCGCGCCAGCATAACTTCGGTGAAGACGAGGAAAAAGGCTATACCGTCCTTTATGCCGACGGTACGACCGAATTTATAAAGAACCGTGCCAACAAGCGCTATATGGTGCTCGATGTCCCGGATGACAAGGTGGACATTCACCTGACCGACCATCTGGAGGAACTCAGGGAAGACGGCAGGTACAAGGTAAAGGTACGTGTCCACTCGTCCCTCGCCGGTGCAGCCGCCATTGACAAGGATAAATTACTGGAAGCCGGAGCGGGCAAGGTGGAAGTCGTTGTCGCGGAACTGCAAGCCGTCCGGTCTGCCGATGCGGGAGTACTGGAGAAGTTTGACGGCGGAAAGATACGCGATAACTACCGCCAATTCTGCACGGAGAAAGGAATCAGTGATTGCCTGGGATTGTCTTACCTTAAACCGGACGCGTCATGTGGAAACTAAATAAGATCACCGCAGAGAATATCTGCTCGTTCAGCAACCTGCATTACGTACTGGACCAAGGCGTTACTACATTAGTATTCGGGCACAATCTGGACAATGACAGCCAGGGCTCCAACGGTTCGGGCAAGTCCGCATTGATAGAGTGCATCGCTACCGGCATCACGGGCAGCCCGTTGCGCAAGGTCAAGAATGAGGAAATTATCAATGATGCCGCCGATGAGTGCAGCATTCAACTGGAGTTCTTCAATGACACTTCGGATGAGGTCTTTACCATTTTGCGACGCATCCTGCGTAAATGCGGTTCCACGGTAGAGTGCCGGATTGAACGTGAAGGCAAGGCTGTGACAACCGATGAAGCGGTATGTCCCGGTATAGATGCCTATAACAAGTATATCCTTGAGAAGTTGGGCATTACCAAAGACGAACTCTATAATAACTATCTTCTTTCCAGACATAAATACCAGGACTTCCTTTCTTCTTCCGACAAGGACAAGAAGGAAATCATCAACCGCTTTTCCAATGCCAGCCTTGTGGATATAGCCATGGAGAAGGTACTGGAAGACAAGAAGCCGGTGGATGAAGCGTTGCGCAAGGCGGAACTGGAAGTTGCCGGGCTGGACGGGCGCATTGAAATGCTGGCTGAACAGATTCTCAAAGAAGAGGATTCGGCTCAGGAAAAAGCACGCACGAAAGCCCAAAGGCTGGCGGATATGGAAAAGAGCATCGCCGGGAAGCGTTCCCTGATACGGGACTGCAACGAAGAGTTGGAAATCCTGAAAGCTTCCTATCAGGGGATTGAAAAAGCGGACAAACAGATGCAGGAACTGGAAAACGGCGAATCCTCCATCGGGGAGTGCCTGAAAGAAGTCACCGCCCTGCTCTCTCCCCTGCAATGCGGTTCATTATCGGACTGGAACGGGATAATAACGGACAAGAAAGGCAGGATTGAAAAACTGAACGGGGAGCTTTCCGTTTGGGACACGGCTTTGGAGGAAGCGGAAAAGAAACTGCAAGAGGTAACACGGATGCGCAGCTCCCTGCTGGAAGAATACCGTGTCTTCTTTGAAAACTTTAAAGTAAAATCGGACGGATACGATGCAGAACTGGAGCGCATGGATAAGGATATAACAGCTCTTACCGGCCGTATCACTGAACTGGGCAAGCAAAGGGCTACTCTTACATCCGCTATTGAGAACCTGAAGAACAAGCTGGCGGGGACAATCGTTTGCCCGGCCTGCCGCCACCCATTCATTTTATCAGATGAAAACTTCGATGTACAGGCTGCCCGTAAACAGGTGGAAGACAACGAGACGGAAAAGGGAAAACTGGACAACCTGCTGACGGATTGCCGCAAACAATCGGAAAGCATTGAAGAATCGGAGAAGGATATACGTACAAGCAAGCGTGCCCTTGCCGGACAGAATACCGCCTGGGAGGAAAAGCTCCGGCAATCGGAAAAGTCCGGACGGGAAGCCTTGGGGATGCAGGAAGACGCCAGCCAGGGCAAGGAACGGATTCTCCGTTCGATAAACGCCATGCAAACCGAACTGGACGGCATCCGCCGCAAGCTTTTTGACGAGGCGTTCTCATTCCTGGACGACGCTTACAGAAACGTCAAGCGGGAGAGCGACAACCGGAAGGAAGACATCAAAGCGGCGGAGAGCGCCATTCTGGTGCTGGAAAATACGATAAAGGAATTGAAGGAGTCTTCGGACGGCGATATTCTCGTCTCCCTGAAAGCCTCGCTCAAAGAGTACCGGAAGCGGTCATCGGCAGCGGTTGCCGCATTGGACAAGCTGGAGAAACAGTCCGGAGAACTGATGCGCCAGGCGGAAGTCTTTTCACAGTTCAAGTCCTACCTTGCCAATAGCAAGATCGCGGCGCTGGCACAAGTTACGAACGAGTTCTTAGAGAGCATCGGCAGCGACATCCGCCTGCAACTCTCCGGCTTTACCACCCTGAAATCGGGAAAGGTACGCGAGAAAATATCGGTCAGCCTGTTGCGCTCCGGCATGGACTGCGGCTCTTTCGACAAGTTCTCCGAGGGGGAAAAGTGCCGGGTGAACCTCGCCACGATCCTTGCCATGCAGAAACTGGTGAACGGGAACTGCGAGGGGGACAAAGGGCTGGGCCTGATCGTACTGGATGAAATATTATCTCCGGTGGATGAGGACGGGCTGGCAAGCATGTTCGGAGCCCTGAACAAGTCCGGCATCACCGCACTGGTCGTATCGCACGGGAACATCAGCGAAAGCTACCCTTACAAGCTCATTATCAACAAACAGGATGGCAAATCCTATATCAATCACCCAAACCAATAACCACTATGAAAAAAGAAAAACCAAAAGCCGAAGAACTCAGGCGGGAGCATATACTGGCTCTCGACGTGGCTACCCTTTGCGGCTATTACAGCGTGCATGAATCCGGCACGTGGAACTTCACCGAAGGCAAGCACCGAAACGACAACAAGCAACACCTCGCACTGAAGAACACGCTGACGGACTTTATCGTCAAATACGGCATCCGCCGGATTGTGACCGAGAACGTGTCGGTAAACAAGCACTTCTTCGACATGCGCAAGCTATCGGAGTTCCGGGGCGTATTGCTCTGCGTCTGTGACGAGCTGGATCTGCCCGAACCGGAGTTCATCAACCCGAAGGCGCTCAAGAAGTTCGCCACGGGCAACGGGAATGCCGGGAAACAGGAGATGGTGCAGGCTTACGTGCAGCGTTTTGGTCGGCAACCGCTGGATGACAACGAGGCGGACGCCGCCTGGCTATACCACTATTACATCAGCAAATACCGTATCAACTAAACCTTGGACATCTATGCAGAACAACCTTTATTTCAATGAATTGACAGCTACAGATTATATTCTGAAACTTAGCGGCTGTCACGATGGGGAAGGCAAATAGCTCGCCTTACCTGACGGATGAAGAGTCCGTACGCACCCGCACGGCCCTGTTCCATAAATACGTTTACCCGTACCGGAACCTGATCTACCACATCTGTATCAGGCAGACCCGTGACAAGGAGAATATCGACGACAACTACAACGAAGTGCTGATAAACTTCTTCAAATATGTCAGCTCTTATGACCCCCGGCGGGAAATAAAGACGTGGCTTTACGCGATTACCGTCAGGATGCTGGCGGACCTGGAACGGAAGAACAACCGGTTCACCCGCGAAGGGGACGTGGGGGCGATGAGGATGGAACAGCTTCCCGATACACCCTGTACGGAAAGCATAACGCTCGAAAACTACCGGGACATGCTCGGCGATGAAGTGCTGGGAGCCCTGAAAGAAATCGGACCCCTGTACAGCGAGGCGCTCCTGTTGCAAGTGGAAGGATACAAGCTGGAAGAGATAACGGACATACTCTACCGGAGGGGATGTCTCAGGACAAGGAGTGTTGAAACGACCAAAAGCAGGATTTTCCTGGCAAAGAAGAAACTTAGAGAAAGGCTTACAAGAGATGGAAAACGAAAAGAAAACTAAAGAGATGATGAAGGTGTTCGCCTTCCTGATGAACCGGGTGTATCCCGGCTTTGCTTTTCCGGGAGGCGCCGCTTCCCGGCGGGCTGTGGCTTCCTGCCTCCGCTCCCTGGAAAGCTCCGGGCAGCCGGACGCGGAGCGCATGGTGGACTTCTGCGTCTGCCAGGTGTATGCCCTTTCCAACTTCGGGGAGGAATATAAGAACCGCTGGAGGGTGACCCATTCCTTCGGGAAAAAGGCACTCAGGCGTTACGCCGAATCCAAGCGGGAGGTGCGCTATTACGAGGACAAGTGGTTATACGGGAATGAGTTGAGCCGGGAGTTGCTGTGCGAGCTCATCCGTGACCGCACCTTCCACCCGCAGGCAAAGTTCATCTATCCACGGTATGAGGACCGGACGAAGAAAAGGCTGGTGGGGACGGCGTTAGGATATTACATCTGCGGCGCTTCCACGCTTCTGTGGACTCCCTTTTCCCCCGTTTGCACCGACTGTCCGAAAGCCGCCGCCTGTGAGCAAAGGACCCGTACCGCCTATCCGGAACTCTACCGTATCCGTGTGGAAGAATTTAAAGCGTCCCTGAAATGATGAAGGACGGAATGAACCCGATGTCCGTGGAGTTCCTTTACGAGCTGTTCGCCACCGCCCTGCACTCAGAGATGATCTGCGGGGTGGTGGCAAGGCACGTGAAGAAGGAATACCTGCCGGACAGGGCGTTCCAGAAAATACTCCTGGCCATTTCCACCCATTACCGGAATTATAAGGAACCGCCCTCGTATGCGGTGCTCAGCCAATTATTCAACGGCGACTACGATACGATGGAACTGGTGAATACCTTTCAGGAAAGCGAGGGTGAGAAGAACTCGGAAGTATTGCTGGATATGCTGGAAGCCTATATCAAGGGGGTGCGCTTGCAGATGACCTACTCGGAAGTAGGCAAGCTGTACAACCTGAACAGGCAGCCGGAGGCGGAGGGGAAGCTGAAGGAGTACGCGGAGTGGTTGTCGGGCTTTACACTCAAGGCCACCGCCTTTGTGAACGTGGCGGAGACATTTACACAGCGTTTCTACCAGAACCGGCAGAAGGACATTGACAACCGGAACTCCCCGCTGGCTCCCGTTACCCGGTTTTATATCCCGGATCTGGATGTAATGAACAGCGGCAGGAACCTGCGGGGGCAACTAACTTGCTTCCTTGCCAGCACCGGCGTGGGCAAGTCGCATCTTGCCAAGCATATAGGTATCCGTGCCAACATTGACGACGGCCTGCATGTGCTTCATTTCCAACTGGAAGGCAGCGAGGAAGAGGCGCTGGACGCATACTCGGGAGGGCTTATCAGCAAGAACGCTTTCTACTATGAACGCGGCAGGATATCGGATACGGAGATGAAACACTTCGAGCAGCAGGTGGCGGCTTATAAGGGCAGCATCACCGTCCGTTCCTTCCCACGGTTCAATAGTAGAATCTCCACGCTGGATATCAAGAACGGGATAGCCGAATACAGGAAGCTCAATGCCCGCTCACCGGACATTGTGATTATTGACTCAATGGACTTGCTGACGGATGCCAGCCGGAGAAACTGGGGGGAAGACCACGAACGGAGCAAACGCATCGCCGTGGCGAACGACCTCAAGGACCTAGCGGCGGACGAAAAGGTCTGGATGGTGGTAACCTACCAGGCGACGATTGAAAACAGGGACTGGCTGAATGACGAGAAAAACGTGCTCACAGAATACAACTGCTCGGAAAGCAAAGGGCTCGCACGCCCCTGTACGCACCTGATCTCCATGAACCAGTCCTCGGCGGAAAGAAAAGAGAACGTGATGCGCCTGCATGTCGCCAAAGCCCGGTTCTTCAAGAAGGGGGAAACGGTGAAGATAGCCACCGATTATGACAACGAGGTATTCTATGACGCGCGGCGGAGTATGAACTTGAAAAGGTAAAACGAATATGGCGCTGTCCTTAAACGATACGGAGTTTCTCATCCGGGAGATTACCAAAGAACTGGATGCAAAGGCGGACGGTGCGGGAAAAAACCTGATTGCCCGGTGCCCCCGTTGCGGGAAAGAAGGAAAGTACGGTGTCTATGTAGGCAAAGAGACACAGCGGAAGAAGCCGTTCATGTCGCACTGTTTCAGTTGCGGATGTTCGACCTACACGCTGGAAGCATTGCTGGACTTTATAGGCAGGCCGGATTTGATGGTGGCTCCTACGGCTGACATTGACGCCCGGCTGGATACGAACCTGCTGTTCCCGCTGGAGGAAGGTGAAGAGATAGACGACGCGCTGGGCGTGGTGGAACTGCCGGACTTTTACCGGAGATGCTTTACCCACCCTTATCTGAAATCCCGTGGGTTCACCTTCGATGACTACGAGTATTTTCCGGTGGGAACGACAAGGGGGCTCAACTTCCGCTACGATGATTATGTCGTCTTTCCCATTATTGACGAGGGTGATGTGGTGGGATACGTCTCACGCCACACTTGGAACAAGGACGAGATAGACAGGCATAACAGCCGGGTAAGGCGCAAGGGCGGATACCGGATACTGCGTTTCAGGAACTCTACGGAGAACGACTTTGTAAAGCTGCTCTATAACTATGATGCGGTAATTGAAGGCGTTACGGATACGGTAATCATCACGGAGGGGATATTCGACGTGATAGCATTAACAAGAAAACTGGAAATCTATGACAATAAACATGTGGCCGCGGTCGCCACCTTCGGAAAGAAGATATCCCGCACGCAGATTTACAAGCTGCAATGCAAAGGGGTAAAGACCGTAATACTGGGTTACGATGGAGACGCTGTTGAAGCCATAAAGAAGACAGCCGGTGAATTGAACGCTTACTTCCGGGTATTTATTGCCGACATACCGGATGCAGGAAAAGATTGGGAGGACCTCGGGGATGAAGAGATATACGGCATATTCTCTTACCGGTTGAGGACTCCCGCCGAGTACCGACTTTTAAAAGTTCAGGAATTAAAATGAAAGAACTAATCAAATGGCTGGAAGCCAACAAAATCAAGTATCGACAGATAGACAATGAAGTAGTGGAGATGGAAGGATTGGGAAAGCTCTATGTGGCTGACCTGACGGAGGTGAGATCGGTGTTCCGGGTGACCGGTGAAGACATCCGGTTCAACCTGATGGAGAGCCCGGAGGTACTGGTTGCCGAGGGGATATTCCATGTGGCGTTCCCGTTCGGGGACAACTGGTATTATTATAACCTGACCGAAGGGTTCCGGTTTAATATCCTCAAGTATGCGGGAGTACGGCAGCCTTGTAAAATGCAGGTACCTTTCGCGAATCTGGGCGTGCATACACCTTTTGAGTTGCTCAACGGTAGCGGAAGCATTGCCGACTGGGTACGGAAAGCGAAGTATCTGGGGCATACGGCACTGGGTATCTGTGATAAAAACACAATGGCGGCCACGCTGAATCTACAGAAGGAATGTGCGGCACAGGGAATGAAGCATGTATTCGGATATACGCTGGAAATGGAATACGAAGGGGAAAAGATAGGGATGAAAGTCTATGCGCAGACACAGCGGGGAATGAGGAACCTGTTGCGCATCCAGAAGGAAATCATGGTGGACTCGGACAACCGGACGCTATCGCTTCAAGGACTGCTCACCCACGGGGAAGGCAATGTGCTGGTGCTGGGAAAACTCGCTTCCTACTGGATGAAGAAGAACCCGCATATCCTGGGAGCGATGGGGATTGCATTTGAAAAGGTGTTCTATCAGGTGGATTTGAGCGAATACAAGGCTGAACGTATCGACGTGGAAGTCCTGAAAGCTACCAAGTTCTTTTTTGATAATTTCTATGACCTACAGACCGGCTCATTTCAGATCGAACCCATTCTGCTTTGTGACACGTATTATCTGGACAAGGACGATGCACGCAACAAGATTATCCTCAATAAGATAGCTACCGGGGCGGCCCACCGGCAAAGTGACGACCAGTATTTCAAGGATATAGACGAACACTACGCACTGTTTACTTCTCTCTTTGACGGGAATAAGTGGGAGCTGGACAGCCTGTTCAGGGGGATGTGCGCCCATACGGTAGAAATTGCCGAGGGGGCGGTTGCCCGTTATGAGACGGACAGGAACTTCATGCCGCAGTACGATATGACTGACAAGGAAAAACAGAGGTACGGTAACAGGCACCGGATGTTCCTTGAGTTGCTGGAGGAAGGATTCAGAAAGCTGGTTCCCGCCGGACAGGAAGATGAGTATCGCAAACGGCTGGACTACGAGGTGTATATCCTTGAATCCACCAATAATGTGGACTACATTCTGAATCAGTATGATACGGTGAACTGGGCACGGGAGAACGGTATTCTTGTGGGCTGTGGCCGTGGTTCGGCGGGCGGTTCACTGGTACTCTACCTGCTGGGTATCACACTCATTGACCCGATTAAATACGATTTGATTTTCGAGCGTTTCCTGCTGCCTGAACGTGCGGGGCTTTATCCGGATGAGGTGACGATCATTGTTGGCGGACTGGAATCCACAAAGATCGTGCATGTCACCTTAGCCAATGGCAAAGAGTATGTCTTTGACAAGGACGCCAAGTTCCGGGTGATGCGGGAAGGACGCAGCATGATAGTCTATGCCGACGAGTTGAAGCTGGGCGATGACATCATCTTTGATAACAGGGATTTGGTATGGACACTTAATGAGACGGTTTATGGTTGTTAAGAGTGTGGAATTTAAACAGACACAGATACCGGTTCAGGCTTTGGATTGCCTGACCGGTAACGGGTTCAGACAAGGAGACGGCGGAAGTCTACCGGATATTGATACCGACTTCGCTTCGAACAGGCGTCAGGAAGTAAAGGAATACCTGGAGCGTCGTTATAATATGAACGGAAAACAGCGTGTCTTCTCTGCCGGGACTTACTCGACAATGAAACTGAAAGCTGCAATAAAAGACGTGTGCAGGGTATATAAAGTCCCTGTCAGTTATGTGAATTATATTACCGCCATTTTCGAGGATGACAACATGAGTTGGACAGACCTGTTCATGTTTGCGACAACCAATAAGAAAGTAAACAAGTTCGTACAGGATTACCCGCAGGTGATTGAGGACATACGGGGACTGATGGGGCAACCGCGTTCGGCTTCCGTACATGCTTCGGCAATCATTGTTACACCGAACTCAAAGGACGGTGAGGATATGGAGTGCTTCGATTTTACTCCCATCAAGAAGGTGGACGATATTCTGGTATCGGAACTGGACGGGTATTCCATTGATGAAACGGGATTGTTGAAGAATGACTGTTTGGGCATCAAGGAACTTGCCAAGATACAGTCGGTCATAGATGAAAGTAACCGTGTGTATAATGCAGGCATCTCTTTTGAAGGGCTCGTCCGCAGCGGACTGGATGATGAGAAAACCTACCGGATACTCGCCAAAGGGTACACCCAGAACGTTTTCCAGTTCAGCTCCGCAGGAATGACCAAGTTCCTGATGGATATGCAACCGGACTGCATCAATGATTTGATTGCCGCCAATGCCTTGTATCGTCCGGCTACACTGGAATCGGGTTCTACTCAAAAGTATTTGGATTGTAAAAGAGGTGAAGTGGCTCCCGTATATCTGTGGGGAACTTATAATGCGCTAAAAGGTACGTACGGGCAATTAACATATCAGGAAGACCTGGCGCAAATGGCGAGGGAAATAGGTGGCTTTTCATTGGGAGAAGGTGTAAATCTCGTTAAGTATATATCAAAAAAGAAAGTCGAAAAAATTCATGCAATGAGGGATAAGTTTATGTCGGGAGCTCACGAAAAGGGATGCCCGAAAGAAGACGCAGACCTCATTTGGGATATGATTGAGGCGGGCGGTTCCTATATTTTTAACAAATCGCACGCAACGGCTTATGCCATCACATCGTATGTAGGTGCCTGGCTGAAAGCCAATTACCCGACTGCCTTCTACACCATCGCCCTGCAATGGGCGGATGACAAGGAACTCCCGCTTATCATGTCGGAAATGGAAGAATGCAGTTCTGCCAAGGTGGTGCCGCCCGATATTAACACCTCAGCCGAAAAGTTCTTCACGGATTACCGGACGAATGAAATCTTCTGGTCGCTGGGTAAGATAAAGATACTGGGAACCAAAGCGGTGCAATACATCATTGACGAGCGCACCAAAGGCGGTCCGTTTAAATCAATCGAGAACTTTATACACCGTATATTCAAATACAAGCTGAAAAAGTACGAATACTGGGATGATGCGGATAATGAGCAGGAGGCCGTTAGGGTTCCCGTCAATGCACGTCACGTAAAGAACCTGATTCTTGCCGGTTGCTTCGATAAGGTAAGCAATATCAGTGCCGTTGTGGAAAGGTATTCGATACTGGATAAGGCGGCTACGGAACTGGGATTCAAGATTCCCACCGGTGACTATCCCGACCACCTGATTAACCAGCATTACTTCTGGAGTATGCAGCAGATCGAGGTCTGTGGCATCGGGCGGATTGACTACAAGCGGATATATGATAACTCCTATTGCCGCCACCAGTTCAAAGGGCGGGCATCCTATTCTACCGTACATAACGCGCTCCTGTCCGGAAGCGAAGGAAAGAAGGTCGCCCTTTGCGCGACTGTTACGGAAATGGAGGAAATCTCCTACAAGGACAAAAAGACGGGAGAAAGGAAGCACCTCTGCAAACTGCATCTCCAACAGAACAACGACCTGATAAAGCTCGTATGCTGGAATGACTTCTACATAGAGAATAAAACGGAACTCCAGGATATAAAAGGTAAGATTGTCATCGTATCGGCAATCGTCAAGTACAATGACTACAGCGGAGGCAACAGCCTGAATACCTACAAGACTTCCCGGCTATTCACACTTAACCAATCATCAGAAAATCAAATAAACCAAGAAGATGGCAGCACCAAAAAATGAACCTAAGATATATACAGGCATCGGACTGGACTTCGAGACGTCCGGGCTGGATTGTGTGAAACATGCCTGTACCCAGTTGGCTATGCAGGCAGTACGTTTCGACACGTGGGAAATATTCGACAGCTATGTGAAATATTTCAAGCCGTATCCGAAGCAGGACATCGGCGGGACACCTAAACGTAAGGTTCTCCGAACCAAGCAGGAACTGGAACAGGAAGAGCTCAAGCTGATGGAATACCAAACAGAAGCGCTTACTTATTCAGGAATCACCATGGACACCTTATATAATCAGGGTGTAGACTTGAAAGAGATTGCCCGTGACGTCATAGACTTCGGAAAGAAGGCGACCCTTACTAATGGCAGACAGACCAAGCCTGTACTTATCGGGCAGAATATCACCTTCGATATCGGCTTCGTTCAGCAACTCATGTGCTATGCCGGACTGATGAAGGAGTTTGAGAAGGTCTTTGCCGGAAGCTATGATTTCCACGGGAACTTTCAGCCTAAATACATTGATACCATTGATTTAGGACGGCTTGCCCTTGCGAATGACCCGACAATGACATCCTACAAGCTTGAACTGATTGCCGGGCGGTTGGGCATCGAGCTGGATGATGCGCATGATGCGGGCGCGGATGTCACAGCGACCTTGAACGTGGCTATCGTTTGCTCCAACCGGCTAAGGAATAACAACGGCACCGGGGCGAATCTTCAGAGAGCGGAAAAAACACGGTTACACTTTAAAATCTAAGCGATGGAAGAGGAAGAAAAGACGGTTTCATTCAAGCCGTCGGAAAAAATGTTGTATGGCGTGCTGAATTATGACGGCAACGAACTGATGGCGACCATATCGGGGTATGACCTCTCTATCTCATTCAATATGAGGGTTATAAACTCTCTATCGGATGCAGAAAGTTGTGCAGACGCTTTGGCGAATGTCTTTTATGAAGCACTAATGGAACAATTAGCTGAAAAAAAATCTGCAATTTTTCAACCTAAACAGAACCAATGACCCCTATACCTTGATAAAGCACCGAAGTTCGGACTTATGCGCCGGACTTCTTACTCGAAACATAATGGAAAAAGAAACTAAAAAACTACCACTGACTGCACAGGAAGAACAGCTTTGCCAGCTTTTCATAAACGGGGGCATGAAGTTCGCCGGAAAACGCACTCCCTGTTACCGGGAAGTCTTCAAGGATGAATCGCCCAAAGCGTACGCAGCAGCATACAAGGTGTTTGCCCGCCCGCAGGTAATGGCACGCATCAAGGAGCTGGTGCAGGAAGTGGACAATGAAACAGAAACGCTTGCCATGAAGCTCCAGATTACCGAGACACTGAAAGCGGTGATGGAAGAAACGGCAGACGCTTCGTATACGGACAAGTTCGGAATCAAACTCTCACCGGCTCCTTTACGGGCGGTATCCGTCAATGCGGCAAGAACACTGATGGATATTTATCCGGTCAGGCACTCCGCTGATTCAAAAGGTAAGAATGAGGTGAGCAGCGGAGTGACGTTCAATGTCATCGTTCCGGTGCCGGTACAAATAACAAAGGAGGAAGACGGAGATGAAACTTGACCGTAGAAAAGTACAATGGACGGTCTATCTGATTCTGCTGATCGGGCTTGTTATCTATGGCTTGCGGGATTCGGAGGGGGCGGAAAGGCTTATCCGAGCCATCACAGACGCATTTGCTATTTTATTCAATAACTCAACCTAACCTAAACTGATGACACAACTAAGAGAATTTGTACTTAACAACTTCAAGACGCTGGCTATCGTGCTCTCATTCGCAGTGACAATGTACGTGCAGCACGTAACCAACATTCAAAGGATTAATGAATTGACACTCAGGTGCTCGTCGCTGGAACTCAAGATTGAAGACCAGTACGAGAAGATAGATGCCATCAAACTTGACAAGGCTGTCTTTGAGGCCACGATGACACAGTTTACATCCATGCGCTCTGACCTGAGAGAAATGCGCACGGATATTAAGGAACTACTAAAAAGCATGAGATGAAAATTTGGATTGCAACAGCCTGTCTCTTTTTCTCCCTTCAGGCAACCCCCGATAATTTATTCGAGGATGCTGTACGGCTGATTAAAAAGTACGAAGGTTGGCACCATGCACGCGACCAGCCTTATGTGGGCTACGGACACCGGTTATTGCCGACTGACACCTTTAACTCTGATATATCGGAAAGTTTCGCAGATTCGCTTCTGCGCAGTGACCTGAAAAAGAAATGTGCTGTATTCCGGCACTTTGGGGCTGACTCCCTTTTACTTGGAGTGCTTGCCTTTAATGTCGGGGAGAGTAAGGTTCTTCGCAGTAAACTGGTTCGGAAGCTGGAAGCGGGTGACCGGAATATCAAAGGAGAGTATCTGTCTTTCAGGATGTACAAGGGCAAGGTCGTCCGGTCTTTGGAACGAAGACGGGAAGAAGAATATGAATTACTAAAATCAAATATCGAATAATATGTCTGAACTTATAAAAATTATCGAAAAAGAAGACGGCAGAAGAGCTGTATCAGCAAGAGAACTGCATCTGTTTTTAGAGAGCAAGCGAGACTTCTCACACTGGATGAAAGATCGTATCGTAAAATATGGTTTAATAGAAAATATTGATTATCAAGCTTTACACTATGACTACCTTGGTAACTTATTGAATATCAGACGTGACAAATTTGGCGAGTCTGAAAATCAGCATGTTAGTAAAATTGAATATGTGCTTTCAATTGATGCAGCCAAAGAGCTTTCAATGGTAGAGGGTAATGAAAAAGGTAAAGAAGCCCGCAGATATTTTATCACTTGTGAAAAGATTGCTCTTGAGAAAAAAGCATCTTATTCTCCGGCTGAACTTTTGCTACATTCTGCCCAGATTCTCTTGGAACAGGAACGAAGAACAAAAGCTATTGAAAATAAGGTGAATCAAATAGAAGAAAGAACAATTACTGATTTGAAACATAGTACAGTGGTAGCTTATGTAACACGAAATAAGATATGCCTTGACTTTAAACGTTATTCAGTTATTGGAGCAAAGGCGAGCAGACTATGTAAGAAACGGGGTCTTCAAATTTCAAAAGTGAATGATGTACGTTTCGGAACTGTAAATGTCTATTCAGACGAAATACTCGATGAAGTATTTGCTACTGAAAACAACCAGTTTAAATCTAAAGAAAAATGATTAAAGAAAACGACATCGTAGTAATTAAGCCCTCAGACGAGCTTTCATTAATGAGACTGAATGATCTGGCAGGCAGAGAGGCGACAATCAGACAAGACCTCACATCTATCGGACGCCTGAATAAAGGCTATATGGTAGAACTGACTGAACCCTACCTGAATGAAGTAGATTGGTTTATTCCACAGGACTCCATTGATGATGATGAAGATTAACCTGAATAAAATTCTTCTCCTGATTGCCCTGGGACTTGGGGTAACAACTTACACCTTATATAACTGGGGCAACAGGATGAAAGAAGAGAGGAATACCTACCGTAGCAATACACATGCGTTACTTGCGGATGTAGAGCATGTCCGGATGGATTCGGCAATGATGGCATCCACTATTCAGGTTCTCAACCTATCACTGGATGAATTTGAAAAGTACCGGGCGGAAGATGCAGCAACCATTAAGAAGATGGGGGTACGCATCAAAGACCTGGAAGCTGCCGGAAGGCACGATGTGGAAGTCAATGCTCCGGTGGATGCTACAGTGAAAGATACGACAGTCGTCAGAGATACTACAACAATTATTGTAAAGGCGGTGAAGATGGATACGCCATACCTTAAACTGAACGGTATCATTGAAGACAATTATCTGAAAGGAAACATCCACTTACCGGTGCATCTGCATCAAGCATTTTGGGTAGAATACAAACACCGCTTTCTCTGGTGGCGATGGAAAGTAAAAGCAATACACCAGACAATCTCAAGCGACAATCCGTATGTCGAAATTAAGTATACGGAGATCATTAATTTAAAGAATTAATCTTATGTTATTCAGAAAATCATTCCAAACCCAAATCAACGGTGCAAACCGGGTATTCACAGCAACAGTAGAGAAGTTGAAAAACATTCAGGCGGACATCACTGCCAGAGTTGAAAAGAATCACGCTAAAGTTCAGAAGCTAACCAGCGAGAACGAAGAGCTGGAAGACATGAAAGCCAAAGCAGGACGACAAATCGAAGAAATCAGTAAATTCATTATCTAATGGCAGAAATAGATTGCTACGAGCACCAGCTATTCGATGCAAGGTGGCTCAACGGTTACAGCATTCCGTACTACAATACGCATATCAACAAGTATTACGCCAAGTCCATTTATGATGGTAACATCGTAAAGCGGTCTTATAGTGATACATTGTGGGAACTGAGACGGAAGATGAGAAATTACCGATAAAGGTTTAAGGGGCTTCTCAAACAGATGCCCCATTCTCAATATAGGATTAAGATTTCCCATACTTTCTAAAAGCCGAAACCACTTGAAATATTCCATAAGCTATTGCCACTTTACCTAATAAAAAAAAGACTGTCCCTAATATAAGACTAAGATTTGAACTATTCATTTGATAAAGTTCGGCTAACTCATTTAATCCATCTGGCAACCACAAGTATTGTATAGCAGTGTTCCAGTAATTACTGTCAAATAAAAGCCATATACAATTCTCTTGGAATGGAAATGCAATTCCTTCCTTAGACATAATAAAAACGGAATAGCATAAATGCCAAACAATAACAGTAAATAAAACACCTGTTATCCAACTTAGTCCAAAATTATTTGAAAGCCTGTTCAAATTAAGCAAGATCAGATCACTACATGTCTTTTCCCCTAGTTTTAAAGACTTTCTATATGCATTCATCTCATTAGATTTAAAGATTAGTGCGTGAGGGCGATTCATGTTTTCTTCCATACAACATTTCAATTGCCTAAAAATTTCTTTCTGTTTTCTCCAATAATTAACGTTCTTTGGAGTTTCTTGGATATTTAACTTTTTTGCATCAAACCAGTGAACATTGATTATGGTTAGATTTATCAGGACACTAGCCTCTATCTTTATGTTATTAAAAGAATTAAGATCACAGTTTAGGAAAGACGTGTTCCCGAGATTTGAGTTCCATATTTTTAATTCGCTATTTAATGTTTGATTAGAATGAAGCGACTGAAAAATCACAGTAGCTTCATTAATAAAAGTGTCAAATGTGAGCTTACAAGTATCAATGTTATTGAATTGAATATTAGCACTATAATTAAATCCTTCTAATGATATCTTATCTGATACCGACATTCCTTCAAAAGAAATATCACCAACAAGGCTTTTAGCCGTTATTATTTTTATTGTATCAAGAAGTTGTTTTTCTTCTTTATCCCCGCCATTAAATCTTACCTTATCACAAAATTCTGATTTTTCAATAAATATTTGTTTAGCACCTCCTTTTACCTCAGCTTGTCCGTTATCACATTCGTTAATTGTTACTTTTTGTTTAAAAATGCCTCCTATAATACTTAAATTTTGACATTTTATAGCAGTTATAATAAACTCGTCATCATATCTACCATTGTTAAAAGTGATGCTTCCAGACAATGTACCCCTCCATAAATAAACATCCTTTGCAAATATTGTATTAATGAACGTATAGTTAGCAGCATCCACTGATTCTAATCGAACTTTTCCCAATATGCTAGAATCAAGAAAATCAAGTCCAATAGACTGTATTTTAGTATTACTTATCAAAAGACTATTATTAATTTGTGATCTATCAATAATAAATCCATTATAGAAGCATAATAAATATTCAATATAAATATCATCAACATTGGTTTCTTCTAACATTATTCCTCTTTTAAAAAATGTTGGATATACTTTGGATCCATTAGAAGTGCCTCTTATATCTATTTTTTTATGAGACATTTTTTAAAGACAATTGAATTAGCTGGATTAAACTTAAGGAACTCTTCTGTGTCTTCTTTGATTTTGCAGTTATAAAAACAAACTTCTTTTTCAAAGGTGCAATTTTCAAAATAAACCCAACTACCAAGGGTCAAATTTGCGAATATTACAGAGCTACAAAAACGACAGCCTTTAAAAGTGAAACTATGATATTCATTATCCTCAAACTGAACAGTAGTAGTGTATGTCTGATTTTCTTTTTGATATTTATTCATGTTATTCGTATTTTTCTGTGATATGTTCAAAGTTAACTAGTAATATCTGCAAAGATACAGTATTTAAAATGTCTGTCTAATTAATTATACATGATGTTTTCACTTCTACTTTTGTAAAGGTGGGGTGTTGGGGGAACTTTTCCAATAGTATCAATTAAATTAGTTTTTTGTATATTAGTGTATTCCTGTAGTAAAACTTTAATTTCTTCCAACTCTTTATTTTGCTTTTTAATATATTCATCTGATGTGTTGTTATTGGGAAAAACCGTAAAGATGTATATCAATAGCCCACTTAGTCCAACAGTAAGCACCCATTTGAATACTTCTTGACTAAAACTGTATAATTTAGATTTTTGATAATCACTGCCAACTGAATAACTCTTAAAATTTCGAAGTTTCCAGCATCTATATTTATCAAATAGTGAAGGAGAACCATCAATTGAAGTACATTCCATATATGAATTTAAGTAATTCCATTGTTTTTTGAGAAATGATATATCATTAAGTTTCTTAGGATGAATGTAATCTTCTACAAATATGGCAGATTCAATAGATTTAGTATATGGAGTACTGGAAGGATGTAATATTATAGCAACATATCCGTGATCGTTAAGATGGAATGCTAAAGTAGCTCCATTTTCAACCAAAAACTCCTTATTTGTTTTTAAATCTTTAGTTATTGTTATTTTTTCATCATAAGAGCTGGCCCCATAGAATACTTCAGCAATTCTGTTATTAACAGCCCCATTTCTTCCCTTAGGGCAAACGCAAAGCATATATATATCATCTAATTTATTATATTTTTGATCATCTGCCTTAAATTTCTTAAATACAGCTTCAATTTTTGACGTTTGAAACTCTTGAAATAACCTCACTCGATCTAACCTAGTGTCTTTTGTCATAATAATATGGATTTATGTTTTTTGTTGATTAATGCCATAAAGATAATAAACATAAAAATAACTACATATTATTTCATATATTTATTTATAAAGCATTTTATAATTGTTTGTTCCCTCTTTTATAGTGTATTCCCCTATACTTTCCTATATAACCTAAATCATGTAAATAATGAAACTCACACTAAAACGAAAGTTCGTCGGTGACAAATACACCGTTGGAGATTTATTCATTGACGGTAAGTTCTTCTGCAACGCAATTGAGGATACAGTAAGAAAACTTCCGGTTATTTGTCCTTATACCTCCAAAGGACAATCCTGTAAATGCAAAGAGAAAATCTATGCGCAGACTGCCATTTCAGCTGGAACGTATAAAGTAACCATGGAATACAGTCCACGATTCAAACGCAAGTTGCCACTCCTACATAATGTACCTCACTTCATTGGGATTCTCATTCATAGCGGTACCACGGAAATAGATTCAGCCGGCTGTTTAATTGTTGGGAATAACACCATCAAAGGCAAGGTAACTGAATCACGTGCCACCTCCGACAAGTTGAACGCCATTCTATCCAAAGAAAAACACATCACAATCGAAATAATCAATGGCAAGTAAAAAGTTGGTCCCACCTAAGAACCTTCACATCGACTTCAAGCCTTCACCTAAACAGTATGAACTCTGGAAACTACTCCAGCCTGAATGCCCGTTATGTGGAGGTGAAATCGAACAGAAGCTGATAGGCTACGACACCAATCACAACCCCAAGTATAAGCCGCACTGCATCAAGTGTGGCAATTCCAATATACCGCAACTCATTCTGGGTGGCGGTGCCGCTGGTAAACGATTCCTCTGCCAGCCTATGCAGTAATGCATAGAAAACAATCTCTTTAATTGCTGGAAACTCTGACCGCATAATGGCGAAGACAATCAGCAGCCAAGCCGGTTCAGCCGGAAGGTTCAACGGCTATCCGAAAGGAGTACGGTCAAGCGACCGGAAATGGGAGACTCCTTAGTCAGCTAAGGATGAAGATATAGTCTCATCTGCATGGAAACATGCAGCAGCGAAAGCGGTCACACCGTAGCGAAGTGTGGCGAAGAAATACCAAATGGGTGGAAAATCGTATTTGGCAAGTGTTTGGCTTGTGAGTAGTTGTATTAGATTTCCGGATGTGCGTGCAATAGTGGCGAGAAAGACGTTGAAATCTTTAAAGGAAAGTACCTGGAATACAATCCGTATGATTATTAAGGGCTGGGGGCTCGTTGAAGATGTGAACTATCATATTAACAGCGTAGCCGGAACTCTTCGGTTTTGGAATGATTCAGTAATTCTGATGCTTGATTTAGCCGATTTACCCTCGGACCCAAATTTCGAGCGTTTTGGTTCAATGGAAGCAACGATTGCGGCATGTGATGAGGTTTCGGAAGTTAGTCAGAAAGCAATTGAAGTATTGTTTTCTCGTTTACGATGGAAGACACACGAGACATTCAAAGTTTCTAAAATGCTCCTTACAACCAATCCGACAACCAACTGGGTAAGAACCCGATTCGTACAAGACGAAAACGGAGACAAGACAGTTACACGTGAAGGTGAGTTTTATGTTCCCTTCAGTGTATTCGACAATCCCGACATCGCCTTCCGCCAAACCTACGAAGCCGCTCTAAACAAGATCAGCGACCAGGCAACGAAAGAGCGACTACTTTACGGTAACTGGGACTTTGTAGAGGCAAACGACATGGCGCTCTACAATCAGTTCGACGGGACCAGGCATTTGATTACCGGACTGAAAGAAAAGGTATATGACCCAACTAAGCCGCTGATCGTTGTGTGGGACTTCAACGTTGCACCTTATATGTCTACCCTGTTAGTTCAGATTGACTACGACAAGAAGAAGGTATATATTATCGAAGAGATACTGGGAAAGGCAGAGGATAAAGAGAATAACACACCATCACTCGCCCGAAAAATCAAAAAGAAGATGTACCGTCAAAAACACATCGGAGGCTTGGATATAACAGGCGACCCAGCCGGACTCCAACGTTCAACCACCAACGAAGACGGCGTGAATAACTATACGATAATAAATGAGACGTTGGGCAAAGGGATACTGCGCCCAAAAATCAAACTCCTGAAGAAGCAACCGCCACAGGCACCACGTTGTGAGTTTGTGAATGAAGTTTTCAAAGGTTACAACGGTTGGGAAATAATGATTGACCTGCGTTGCCGGAAACTTACACAGGACTTAATCTATCAGCTAAAGAACGAGGACGGAAGCAAAGGAAAGCCTAAAGTAACGGACTCTAAAACCGGAGTGAAGTACGAAAAGTACGGTCACTTGTCAGATTGCCTTGATTATTTGCTTTGCTATTATCTTAGAGATGCGTGGTATAAGTTCAAGAGCGGTGACGATAGCGGCAGCATCCTTTCTACAGCTACCATTTCAGAAGGATTTAACTACTAA